ACAGATATTGTCGGATCACACAAGCGTAAACCTCGAAACCTAAGAAATATTAGACTAAAGGGCAAGGGTTTATATACTCCAACTGCACAAGACCTACAAGAAGGTGCAAGAATTCAGCATTTAGAAGATCTCATCTTATGGGACGGTAGTGCTGGAGCAAAAAAAGCCATTGCTACATTACATCAAGTAGAACAACAACCTAATACTGTTTCTGTTAAATGGGACGGCTCACCAGCAGTTATATTTGGTCGTAATGAAAACGGCGAGTTTATATTAACAGATAAGAGTGGATTTACTGCTAAAGGATATGATGGTAAAGTTACTAGTGCAGATGATTTAGAAGCTATGCTAAAAAACCGTCCAGGTTATGCTAAAAACCCACAAGATTATGGAGCATTTGCAGGCAAAATGAAAGAGATTTGGCCTAAAGTAGAAGCGACAGTACCAGCAGATTTTAGAGGATATGTACACGGAGATTTACTTTGGTTTACAAAACCAGAAGTAAAAGATAACAAGTTTATATTTAAACCTAACACTACAACATATCAAGTAAAACTAGACAGTGATGTAGGTAAAAAAATTGCAGACAGTGATGTAGGTGTTGTTGTACATATGGCAATTGGACTAGACGGCGAAAAAAGTAGTGTTGACATGTCAAGTTTCCAAGGCGGTCCAACATTTATTATGCCACCGGTTATGGTACAAAAATCACCAGGTGTAGATATTCCTGCAATAGACGAATTAGATGCATTTGTAGGAAAACATGCAGGTGCAATTGACAAATTATTTAATGTACCACCAGAATTAAAAATGGCAGACTTTGGTAATATACTTTACACGTATATTAATGCATCAGTTAAAACAGGCGGCTTAGATAAACTAGGCGCAGACTTTATGAGATGGGTAGACGGTAGTAAACTATCAGCACCTAAAAAGCAAAGACTTGGTGAATATATAAATGCTAATTTAGAAGGCTTTAATGCAACCTTTAATTTTATTAGAGGAGCAATGAAAGTTAAGAATATGATTATTACTGCATTAGATTCACAAGATGCTGATGTAGAAGCATATACAGGCGGCCAACGAGGCGGTGAAGGATATGTAGTAGACAAAGATGTTAAACTAGTAAACAGAGCAGGCTTTACGGCTGCAAATATGGCAAGGAACAACTAAATGTTAAGTAAGCAATGTAAGTTGCATTTAGAAGAGGCGGATATGACACGCTGGCAACACTTTAAACATGCAATGAGTATTGCATGGAAACTAAAACTTGCCGCAGGTGCAGTATTTTTACATGCATTTGCTCCACGTTACTTTAAAACATATGCAAGTGAAACTTGTGATACGATAGCAAAAGAGAATAAAAAATGAGTGAACAAAAATATACATTACAACAATACGCAGCCATGGAGGGTGGACATGAAATGACACCTGATAATAAAGAATTGTCATTTATCCAGTCATTGGGCGAAGCTCGTATGTTTAAAACAAGACAACAAATAAGTTCAGAAGGTGCTAGAGGATTAACAGATCATTTGTTTGTAGGACTACTAAGTCTTTACGCTATGTCAAATGATTACAAATACGCACCAGTGGCTAAACAATATGCACGTAGAACAGGAATGTACGGTGGATTTAACAAGCCTAGTCCTAGTGGAACTGATATTTACCAAACAATGTTTACATTAAACAAGCCAGGCGGGTTAGCTGACTCTGAAGCAGATAAGTTATTACTTGCTAAAGTACAATTTAGTGATACACAAATTAAGCAATTTTTAAAGAAAGTTGAAACTGGACAAGCAAATCCTGGACAAGCAAAAGCATTCTTTTATAAACTAGAAAAGAACTTAGCTATACAAGATCCAAAATTAAGAGCTGCAAGAAGACTAATAGGAGATTGGACTAATTTAACTACCCAACAACAACAGTTAGCTTCTACACAACTAAACAAATATTATAGACTAAATGCCAGACGCAGTGATTTAACACCACTGTTTAAAAAGTTTTCAGATGAAAATAATTTAAATTTAAACCAGAAAGAAAAGAAAACTGTTGGTCAGAAAGTGGCCCGTGCTGCAGGTGCATTTGCTGCCGGTTATGCTGCTGGTAAAATGACAGGTATGTAATAAATGGGCACAAGTAGACCAGTAGAGGTGTTAACAGGCTCAACAGATTTTTATACAGTGTATACACTGATAGATATAACAGACTCGGGTGTAGTCAGTCCCAAAGCAGACGCTAAAGGATTTTTCCAAGCCCAAAATTTAAATACTTTTATTCAAAGTATAAGTTTAAGATCTCAACCTGTGTTAAGCAGTGTTGCTAAATTAGATGCAGAAGATGTATCTGATCATGAATTTGGTAGTAGTTTTACTGGATTACATGATGTTTGGATTCTTAAATTTGCTAGTGAAACAGCAGATGCTTGGGTAAAGGAAAGTAATGATACTTATATGTTAGAAGAGGATTTTAACACAATGCCAGTTCATGTAACATTAGATGAAACTGCATTAATTAATCCTGAAAGCGTTGATACACTGACCGTGAACAAAAACACGTACTTTAAATATCAAGAAAACATATAAATACATATATAATAAGTGCAAGGATGTACTTAAATTAAATCAGCTCTATAAGACGCTGCTAAAGATTGTGAGAACAAAATATGGCAATGAACCAGTCAAGACTTGAGCGTGAAAATCTAGAGGCACATGTAGATTTATGTGCGGAGAGATATCGCGTGTTAGAAGAAAAATTAAACAGACTCGAGGCTAAAGTAGACTCGTTAACAGATGCCATGGCGAAGGTATCAGAAAAACAAACAGCAGCATCACTATCTAGTAATAAACTAGTTATTGGAGCGGCAGCAACAGTTATTGCAGGATTATTATCTACTGTAGTGTTATTGTTGTTAAATTTAAATACAGTTACACCATTGATAGGACAGTAACAATGCTATTAAACGAATCTTACAATACAATCGTTTCTGAAGCTAAAGTAATTTTTAGAAAAAGAGGCGATAAAGTCAGTAGAGCTTTTCGTTGTACAGTAGGTCCACGTAAAGGTAGACCAGTTGCAAATCCTAGTCAATGTGCGGCGCCTATAAATTTAAAAAAGAGATTTGTACTTAGACGTACAAGAGCTCAAAAAGGTGCTCGTATGATGAAGAAAGCACAAAGAACAAAAAGATTAAGCCCAGCAAGTCGTATTGTTGCAAGGCTAAATAAAGCGAGAGGGTAATAAAATGGATGTAATAAACAATAGTACAATTGATACAGTAATAGACTTTGCAAATGTTAAGTTCGGAATGGAACTTACAAAAGATCAAGTATCAGAACAGTTAAGAAATTTATCCTTTTCACAAACATTAAAACTTATTAATAGTATGAAAGCAGACGACAACGATGCTTTCTCAGAAATTATAGACCTAAGTGCAGTAAGCGAAGGTTGGTCAGTACTACCATCAATTGATAGAGAAAAATATCAAGAACGTGATGGATTAGAAGGTCCTATTCAAACAAAGAGTGGTAAAACAGTATATTACGATCCAAAAGAAGGCAAGTATTACGATCCAGACAGTGACATTTATTTGTCATATGACGAATGGAAAATGTTAGATAGTGAAAACATGCATAAAATTGATATGGAAGAAGAAATTCCAGAAGCATACGGAACTGCCACATCGGCACAACCAAGTAGAGCCACAATTAGAGCTCAAGGAACTTCACCATCAGGAACAGAAAGACGATATACCAATACAGCACAAGATCAAGCCAGAGATGCAAATGTAATAGCTAGAACAGTAGCAGGTTCAAATAAACAACCAACTGGACAAGGTGCAGTAAGAATGGGCAGTGCAGATCCAGATGATATTGAAAGAGCCAATAATGCGGAAGTTTCATCTCAAAACCAACAACAAGTAAATATAAACGCACAAGAAATTGAACGCCTAAGACAATTGGCATTGGGGAGATAAATGAAAAGCATTGAAACCCCAGGCGGAATTCCAACATTTATTTCACTTCACGAGTGTGCAATGTACGAAAACTTATTAGAACGTACATGCAAAGACGATTTGTCAGAACGTGAAGTTTACCTAATTCAAAGCCTAGTTAACAAAAATATTGTTAAAAAGATAGTGGAGAATAATAAAGTATATTATGAACGTATGAAAGGGAGCCTATAATGCCAACAGAAGAAGTAAAAGGAATGATGGATATCATTGCTAAATTAAACGAAGCAGAAGCAACACCTAGTAGCGTAGCACGAGATAAAGAAACACAAGCAAGTATTAATAAACTAGCAGGTGTAAGTAAAGATGCAGCAGGTATGCTAAGTATTTTACAAAAATTAGATGAAGCTACTACAAAAGTTACCAAAGAGATAGTAAAAGAATCAGAAAATGATATTGAATTATCTGCATTAGATAAAAAAGGTGACACAATTACAGTAAATGATTATCAAATTACAATGGAAAAAACAACTATTGTACCTGGCATTAGAAAAACATTTTACAATATCAAAGAAGGCAATGAAATTATTCATAAAGAATTGGCATTGTTTGAAACAGCAATGGGTATTATAAAAGGTTTACTATTTGATAATGATAGCAAAGTAAATAGACTATTAGAGTTAGATAACAGATATGCAAGCACATTACAAGAAGCAGCTACATACAAAATGAAGTGTAAGACTATTGTAGAGAGCTATAAGCACGATATTGCTATGGCAAAACAAGGTGCAGCAGTATCTAAGATGAAAGAAATCAAAAAACAAATAAAATCGGCGCTTTAATCATAAATACAATATAATATAAAAACTCTAGTGGGGTAATAACATGGAATTAAAACAATTAAACGTAAAGAATCTAAACAAATTAGATTCAACACTTAAAGAAGTATTTGGAATGAGCTTTGATTTTGCGGCAGGTAATGCCAAACTATCAAAAGTAAAAACAGTTACTGAACAAAAAATTAAAGCACTACGTGAAAGTGGTGTTGAAGTAAACAATAAGCAATATCAGAAGTTATTGCTAGTTCTAGAAGGTATAAACACAGCTATGGAAAACACACCAGTAATGGAAAATGAACTAGACCAAGCAGAAGTCCTTTTAGCAGCGAAAAACATGGCAGACGATCTACAAAAAATGGCTGAAAATTTAGCCAGCATGCAAGTAGAAGAATTAATGAGCATTACTAACGCAATGAAAGAAGAAGTTGGTACAGCAGAAGCAGATACATTTAATGCATCGGCAGAAGCAGCAATTGGTTCGGCTCTTGAAGCAGTAAAAACAGCAAACGCACAAGTGGCAGACGCAGTTTTAGTAGCACAAGGTCAAGCACCAGAATCAGACATGTCAACTGACATGGGCGGTGATATGGAAGCAGGACTTGATGACATGGGTGGCGATATTGAAATTGAACCAGAAATGGACGATTTTGAAGGCGCCGATGCTGCTAGTGCCGAAACAGACGAAGGCGGAAGAGAAATGAAAGAAGATGCATATCTCCAAGCACTAAGTATGGTAAAAGAAGCACAGGCTGACGGTAAAGTTAATAAAGAAATTTTAAAACAAGCATTTGCAGTATTGAAGAAGTAATACTATGAGATACGCTGATCTTTTTGAATTTTCAGGAATAGATTCAAAGGTAATTGATCTATTATCTGTATTAAGCAGTGAAGGAGTCGAAAGCATTCCACTCTCATCGTTAGTTGATGAACTACGAGCAATGGGTGTAGATGTTGACGAAGAATCATTGTTTGATGAGATCACCAATATCTCTATTATTAACAATATTAAAGATGGTGTTGTTTATTTTAACACATCGAGTTTGGGTGCAACTAACATGAACAAAGTTGACCCTGAGAAGAATAAGAAAAAAGTTAAAGCAATGGCTAAGAAGCAAGTTGATAAAGAGTTAAGCAAATGAGTGTAGGATTAAACGCAGCACAGGCAAGATCAAAAGCATCCCAAGATATGATTGTGTATAAAGAGACACAATCAATTATGGAAGAAGTAATTACTCAAAGTGGATTAGGAAACTTTGAAGCAAGTGTTGATGATGGAACTACAATGACAATATCAACACCAAGTGTACAAAAAATTGGTACAGTTAACAACCCCACAGTTAACGTAGGCGATACACTTATTATTGATGGCAACACAGTAACTCTTGGAACAACAGGAACATCACTTAATGCCATTATTGCAGATATTAACGATGCAGCGGTTCCAGGTGTAACTGCTTCTAAAGATGCAGGCTACTTAGTATTAACAATAGAAGATAGTGCAGGCGCAACATGGTCATATGAAATTGGAGCCGGAACTGCAAATACATCTCTAGGATTTGTAGCAGGTGTGTACTCACTACCAAATCCTACTAGTATAGATTATTATACATCATGGCAAGGTACAAGCACAGACCGTGCTATTCAAAACCAAATGGAACAAGTAATAAAATACTTCTCTGATTTAGGATACAAAATAGAAAGATTAACAAACTCTTCCACTAATAGAACTTTTAAATGGTATATCTATTGGTAAGTTATGTCGGATCCATTAGTACATAAGCATATTATACTAAGAATTGAAGCAAACAAGCCACCAACTGATAGAGAACTAGCCCCATGGGTTTCCAACCTAGTAGAAAAAATAGGAATGAAAATACTTAATGGTCCTATTAGTTCAAATGTAACAACTATTCCAGGAAATTGCGGACCAACTTGTGTGTGCATTATAGAGACATCTCATATTGCATGTCATGTATGGAACGAAAAATTTCCTGCATTAATACAACTAGATGTATATACATGTGGACCTTTTGATCCAAAAGATGTAATAGAACACATTCAAGTATGGGAACCTACTAAAGTAGAATACAAATATTTAGACAGAGAATTCGGACTAACAGAAATAGAAATTTAATATGAAAATAGCATTCATAGGCGATAGTTTTTCTGCATATAGTCAATACGGCCAAGAAAAAAATCATTGGTCTTATCTATTAGCAGAACACTTTCCACAACATACATATTACAATTACTCACTAGGTGGTCGAGGTTATGATCATTATCGTGTAGCTATGCTTGATGCAAAAATGAAAAATGTTGATGTTGTATTAACCAACGAAACATTTAATCAACGAATACTTTCAACTATTACTGGTGACGAATTATTTACTCTTGAAACAGAAGCATCTAGTAATTATAAAACATTTGTTCTTCGTAACACGTACTGGTACTCTATACATTCTGATGAATTAATGTATTTTGGTGATGAAACAGATAAAGTACCAAAGTCTATAGAGAACGCATTATTAGAGACACTACGGAATACAGCTGCATCTAGTAGATACTATCTTTATAATACCGAGTGGTGGAATAACGTAGATACTCTTTATGATTTTAAACATATAGTAAAATTAAAATTATTAAGAAATCCAAATGAAGCAATAAAAGATGATGTAACAAATGCGTATAGTAGACTTTTATTAGCACATGGAGTAGAACAAATAATACAAGAAGCATATTTTAAAGGTGAAAGTTTTACAGAAATGCAACAACGACAACTGTATCTTGACAATGATTTAATTATTTCTATGGATGATGATCATTGGAGTCCTAAGGCAAATAAATGGGTATTTGATAACTATATTCTGCCAAAAGTCGTTGACATCCTGTCTTAATTATAGTATACTTTATGTATGCCTAAAATTATAAGCCCTTACCCATATCAAGAATTTAAACGAACTAGTGTAGACGGAAAACGTCTATACCAAAACCCTTGGGGCGATCCTGTTCCAAGTGTAACCACTATTTTAAGTGATACTCAACCAGCAGAAAAACGCCAAGCATTAGCTAACTGGCGTAAGCGTGTTGGTACAGAAGAAGCACAGCGTATTACAACAACTGCCGCAAATCGTGGAACAGTTATGCACAATATATTAGAACATTGGGCATTAGGAGAATACGAAACATATAACCCAGGAAACAACATAGTACATCAACAAGCCAAAGCAATGGCACAAGTGGTTGTGGATAACATTGAAAATGATGTTGATGAAATATGGGGTACAGAAGTAAACTTAGTAGCAAAAGAATTGTATGCAGGCACAACAGATTTAGTTGGTGTGTACAAAGGCGAAGCAACTATTATGGACTTTAAACAAACAAATAAACCTAAGAAGCGTGAATGGATTGATGATTATTTCCTACAAGGAGCCGCATACGCCAACGCACACAATGAGATGTATGGCACTGATATTAGCCGTATTGCTATCTTTATGTGTAGTGGTGATTGCCAATGGCAACTGTTTGAAAGTGACCCAGAAGATTTTAAAGATTGGGAAATAAAATGGGCTCAAAGGTTAGAAAAATTCTATCGCTTATCATAAATACATTAACATAAGGAAGAAATAAACATGGCAACAATTACATCTAGAATGACAGCACGAAAAGGTTTATTAGCAAACCTCCCAAAATTACTTCCAGGAGAAATTGGGTTAGTAACTGACTATCAGAGAACATATATGGGACAAGAACCAGTAAAAGGTTCTGTAAGTTCTGCTGATGCAACTGCGGCAACTGTTGAATTTTTATCAGTATCGGGTAACCCTATTGATTTAGACGAAATTACAACTACTGATTTAGCATATGGCATTACTATAACTGATGCTTCGTCTAATCCTGCAACGCATTTAGCAGATATACCTGGTGCTGGTATTACCTTTATAGATAACATTGCTACCTTTAATCATACATTATCAGCTGACCCAAGTGGCAATAATGATATAGAGTACCATCTTTGGTATAATAAAGAAATTGGCTATCATGCAGAAGCATTTCCTAATCCAGTACAAACAATAACATTTACTGCTAGTGCTTCAGCAACACCTCAAACAACAGGAATAGAATTTTTATGTGATAACAAAGAAAGTGTTACAATTAGTTACACATTATCACATGAAGGTACTCCTTCAGCATCTCGTCGCGGCACATTGAGCATATTATTAGATAATGATGCAAATACTCCAAGTACAAGTTCTATTAAAGATGAGTACGATATTAGTACTGGCACTATTCCAGTTAAATTTAGTTTAACAGACAATGGTGTAGATAGATTCATACTTAACTTCGAAACAACTGATACTGTAAACGCACATACATTTACATACGTTCAGAAATCATTTAAGTAATTTAAATGAAAGATACATGGCAATTACCGCTGAAATCTAGGCTTCGTAGATGGCGAGAATTAAGAAAAGAAATAGTAAAGTTTTTAGAAAGAAAACAACAACTAAGAGTTGTAGTTGATTTTTGGAAAACTACACCTATAGGAACTAGAGCCATTGATCCATACGATCACAAATCTTGGCCTAATCCTTGGGACTTGCTAAATACAAATCACTACGATGAAAATGTTGTAGGTTTGTGTATGGCATACACTCTGCATTACAGTGATATTCCTTGTAGAATATTACATGTACAAAATGTGGATAATAGTGAAATAAAATTAATAGTTTTGGTTGACGATACGTATATTTTAAACTATAATTATGATAGTATAGACACTATAGACATAACAGATAAGTTCAATGTACTTGCTGATATTGAAGTAAGTACCTTGGTAAAATAATCCTAAATTAGGATTATAAATAAAAGAAATTGGATGGCGAATGAGTAAAGATATAACAATAGTAAAACGTGATGGGTCTCGCGAACAATTAGATCTAGAGAAAATGCATAAAGTCGTATTTTATGCATGTGACGATGTAGCAGGAGTAAGTGCAAGCCAAGTAGAATTAAAAAGTCATTTACAATTCTATAACGGAATTGAAAGTGCAAATATTCAAGAAACACTAATTAAAGCAGCAGCTGATCTTATTAGTGAAGAAACTCCAAATTATCAATGGGTAGCAGGCAGATTAATCAACTATCATTTGCGAAAGATAGTTTATCAATCTTTTGAGCCTCCTCATCTTAAAGACATTGCACGTAAAAATGTTGACCTAGGTTATTACGATAAAAGTTTTTTCTCCGTTTATAGCACCGAAGAAATTGATCAATTAAACAATTACATTAAACACGACAGAGATGAAAACATTACATATGTTGGCATGGAACAGTTTCGTGGAAAATACTTAGTACAGAATCGTGTTACGGGTGAAATTTTTGAAACACCACAAGTTGCATATATGATGATAGCCGCAACATTGTTTGCTAAGTATCCAAATGAAACACGTATGAAATACGTTAAAGAATATTATGATGCTATTAGTAATTTTGATATCAGTTTACCTACACCAATTATGGCAGGTTTACGTACACCTCAAAGACAATTTAGTAGTTGTGTACTAATTGAAACAGACGATAGTTTAGATAGTATTAATGCTACAAGTAGTGCTATTGTTAAGTATGTTTCACAAAAAGCAGGTATTGGAATTGGTGCAGGAAGTATTCGTTCAATAGGAAGTCCAATTAGAAATGGTGACGCATCACATACTGGTGTTATTCCATTTTATAAATTATTTCAGAGTTCTGTTAAGTCTTGCTCACAAGGTGGAGTAAGAGGCGGAGCCGCAACACTATATTATCCAATTTGGCATTTAGAAGTAGAAGAATTACTTGTTCTTAAGAACAACAAAGGTACAGAAGACAACCGTGTAAGACATATGGACTATGGCGTACAGTTTAATAAACTTATGTACGAGCGTTTATTAACAGGCGGAGATATTAGTTTATTTTCACCAAATGATGTTCCAGGATTGTATGAAGCTTTTTTTGATGATCAAGATAAATTTAAAGAATTATATGAAGAAGCAGAACGTACAGTAGAACGAAAAAAAGTTATGCCAGCAGCAGACCTATTTGGTATGTTTATGGAAGAACGTAAAAATACAGGGCGTATATACCTAATGAATGTTGACCATGCAAATACACACGGTGCATTCAAACCAGACGTAGCACCTATTAAGCAAAGTAACTTATGTTGTGAAATTAATTTACCTACAAAACCATTAGAGTTTTTTAATGACAGAGATGGTGAAATTAGTTTATGTACTTTAAGTGCTATTAATTGGGGCAATGTTAAGACGCCAAAAGATTTTGAACGTGTATGTAGATTAGCAGTACGTGGGTTAGATGAGTTACTTGATTATCAAAATTATCCAGTAGTTGCAGCAGAACTTAGTACAATGAAAAGACGTCCATTAGGTATTGGTATTATTAATTTTGCATTTTGGTTAGCAAAGAATGATTTAAATTATCAAGATATAGATAAAAAAGGATTAACTAAAGTAGACGAGTGGGCAGAAGCATGGAGCTATTATTTAATTAAAGCAAGTGCAGATTTGGCCATTGAAAAAGGAAATATTGATGGCGTATACGAAACAAAATATGGAGATGGAATTACACCTAATCAAACATATAAACAAGAAGTAGACGAATTAGTAGCTCACAAAGAACGACAAGACTGGAAAGGTTTACGTAAACAGTTAAAAGATACAGGTATTCGTAATTCAACACTAATGGCACTTATGCCTGCTGAAACATCAGCACAAATTAGTAATAGTACTAACGGAGTTGAACCACCACGTGCCTTTGTAAGTGTTAAGCAATCAAAACATGGTGTTTTGAAACAGGTTGTACCGGGTTATCCTAGGTTAAAGAATAAATATGACTTGTTATGGGATCAACGTAGCCCAGAGGGTTACTTAAAGATTATGGCTGTATTACAAAAATATATTGATCAAGGTATTTCTGTAAACACAAGTTATAACCCAGAATTTTATGAAGAAGAAAAGATTCCTATGAGTATAATGTTACAACATCTTGTAATGTTTTATAAGTATGGAGGCAAGCAATTGTATTATTTTAATACACATGACGGTCAAGGTGAGATTAACTTTGATAAGAAAAATGAAGAAGAATTACTACAAAGAGATAGTTTTGCTTCAGACGAAGAATATGACGACTACTGCGAAAGTTGTATAATTTAAGGAAACATATGAATGACAATTTTAAATACCAAAAATGACAAATATCATACAGAAGCAAACTCATTCTTAGATGGCCGACTTGGTTTTCAAAGATACGATACTGTAAAGTATAAACAATTTGATAAATTAACTGATAAACAATTAGGTTTCTTTTGGAGACCAGAAGAAGTTGATGTTAGTAAAGATTCACAAGACTTTAAAAATCTTACTGAGCATGAACAACATATTTTTACAAGTAATCTAAAAAGACAAATCCTACTAGATAGTGTTCAGGGCAGAGCACCAGTAGAAGCATTTGGTCCTATAGTTAGTTTACCAGAATTAGAAAATTGGATTATGACTTGGACATTTAGTGAAACAATCCATTCTCGTAGTTATACACATATTATTCGTAACATTTATTCTAATCCTACTATTGTATTTGACGAATTAACTGATAGTAAAGAAATTACAGAATGTGGTGATGATATTTCAAAATACTATGATGAGTTAATTGAACTAACAAGTTATTATAATTTACTAGGAACAGGTAAGCATAAAGTAAATGGTAAAACAATTGAAGTAGATGAATATGAATTAAAAAAGAAAATTTGGTTAACATTAAATAGTGTTAACATTTTAGAAGGAATTCGCTTCTATGTGAGTTTTGCTTGCTCTTGGGCATTTGCAGAACTTAAGAAGATGGAAGGTAATGCAAAAATTATTAAATTTATTGCACGTGATGAAAACGTACACTTAGCAAGCACACAATACTTGCTATCAAAAGTATTAACAAAAGAAGACCCAGACTTCCTAAAAATTGCAGAAGAATGTAAAGACGAAGTAACAAAAATGTTTGTAGACGCAGTTGAACAAGAAAAAGAATGGGCTGAGTATTTGTTTAAGGATGGATCAATGATTGGTCTAAATGCACAATTATTAAGCGATTACATTGAATGGATTTGTTGTAAACGTATGACTGCATTAGGAATGAAATGTCCATATACAACATCACAAGCCAACCCACTGCCATGGACACAAAAATGGATCAGTGGAGCAGAAGTACAAGTAGCACCACAAGAAACAGAGATTAGTTCTTATATTATTGGTGGTGTTAAAAAAGACGTATCAGAAGATACATTTTCGGGGATGAGTTTATGATTACAATTTATGGAAAAACACAATGCGGTTACTGTGATGCTGCTAAAAGATTATGTGAATCTAGAGGATTAGATTTTGAATACAAACAGTTAGACAAAGATTTTACAAGAGAAGTTATGGTAGAGGAATTTCCAACTGCCAGAACATTCCCACAGATTGTTGTCAGTGGCAACAAAATAGGTGGGTACGATCAATTAGTCAAGTACATTGAAGATACAAATTACACAGGTACTGGCGACACACTATAAAGGATAATATATGTTAGTAGAATCACAATACAAAACGGGTGATATAATCAGTATCAAACTTTCGTCAGGTGAAGAAATGATTGCACGTTTTGAAGATGAAAATGGCGAAGTTATTACAATTGTTAAACCTTATATCTTAATTGCGGCACAGAATGGAATGGCATTAGCACCATATATGTTTACTATTTCGCCTGATACCAAAGTACAATTAAAGATAAATAATGTTATATGCATAGTTAAATCGGCAAAAGATGCCGCTGATATGTATATTAAACAAAGCACAGGAATAGCAATTGCCTCAGGTACATAGAAACGGAGACTCACGTAGTTGTGGTGCAAGTACAAATGCATCCGCACATAAAAACGTGTATGTAAATAATCAGCCAATCAGTGTTGATAGTGATCCAAATAGTCATGGCGGTGGTGAACTAAATGCCGCATGCAAGAATGTATATGTTGGCAATAAATTAGTGGTAATTGTTGGCAATAGTGCAGCTCCAGATAATAAATGCCCACTACCGGGCGGAGCTCATTGTAATCCGAAGTCAACTTCGGGTAGTCCAAATGTGCATATAGGACAGTAACATGAGTGATTTTGTAAATGATTTAAAAGATGCTAGTGATTATCTTAACTCAACTAAGGTAGATATACCTACTGGTAAGTTTGATGTAGATCCAGAATCAGGCACTGTAACCCCTCAAACACAAGCATACAGCTTGAAAGAAATCATTTGTAGCCTATTAGCCGGAAACGGTATAAAACTCCCAAATTTGCAAATATGTTTAAAGGTTAATATAGGTAGACTAATACCTGAGATACCTGCAGGTTTAGAAGAATTAAAAGGAGCATTAGAAGAGGCTGAAAAAGCTCTTGATGAATTTATTGCTCACACTAATATTGATAATGCATTAGGCAGACTAAATGCCGCGGTGGCAGAATTTGCCGCGATTGCTAACATGATTAATTTTTGTGGAACACCAGTAATACCACGTGCTATCCCAAATGTACTAAAAGATTCAATGGGTAGTTTCTTAGGTGCTGGTAAAGATATACTAGACACATTAGGTACTATGGCTGACAGTGATATAGGTGGATGTATTGGCACTGATGGGAACTTTAGTCCAGATTTATTTACAGGTGGATTATTAAAACAATTAGGTAATAATTTTAATAATCTTCTTGGAATGCCAGAAGCATTAAAACAAAGTATTACTAACGATTTAAAAGCATTCAAAACAGATATAGAAAATCTTATAGAGTTTGAAAATAATTTCGCAGGTACACAAGGTACTGGTGGTAGTATGTTTGCACCAAACGACAGAGTAAACACTAGCGTTGGTATGGCAGTAGATCCAAACTTAACATTATCAAAAAGTCAACAGTATGCAAGTACTATACAATCATTGTATAATAGTTTAAAAGGCTATCCAGTAGATGCAGCTGGTAATGATATTTTTTATTATTTACTAGAGCCAGAAATATTAGCAAAATTACAAAACAATGGTGACCTAACTGTACCTTTAGCAGAAAGAGAACCAGTATACGATCACTGTAATAGAATAACTGGCTACACAGAACGTACAATACAAACAGTACAACAATCTAGTACAGGTGCAGAAAAATTAAATACAATACAACCAGGTGTTACAGGACTAGCAGAAAGTGGAGTAGTTTTAACTAGTCCACCAGCAACTACAACAAACTTAGGAAGTGGCGGAACTACTACAACAACAACTAGTAGCGGTACTGTTGATCTAAGTGCATATTCTACTACTGCACAAATGCAGGCGGCAGATGCAGCCGTTACTACTGCATTTAATTTAGCAGATACAACTGCAACAACAGATAGAGCAGCAATTCGTAGTGAATTTACATCAGCTGATGCTGTACTTCGAGCAGACATCGATACAAATTCAGCTTTAATTACAACTAACACAAATAACATTGTAACTAACACTTCTGATATCGCAACTAATACATCAGACATTGCAACTAATACGGCAGCCATTACTGCATTGCAAAGTGGAGGTGGATTACCTGCAAACGCAACATTTACGAATCTTACCACAACAAACTTTACAGTAACAGGAACTGGTAGTATAACACTCGCAAGTGGAAATGATTTATCATTAACTGCTACAGATAGAGTAAAAGTAACAGGAACTACTCCGTTTAAACTTGCTAACATGACAACAACAGAACGTAATGCAATTTCATTGCCAGAAAATGGTGATATGATTTATAACACAACAGACAACAAGTTCCAAGGGTATGCTAACAGCGTATGGGTGGACTTGCATTAATGGAAAAAGAATACATTGTTATATTAAATCCTGATATTGATTTTGATCAATTTAATCAGGAAATGATTAGTAATACAGGTGCAGGTGTTATTCCAGACAGAACTGTTGATATAGCAAATCCTAGGACAGGTAGTCAACGAAGTACACACTATTCACTAACAGACGAAGAAGCAGAACAACTAAAAAATGATCCTAGAGTACGTGATGTAGAAATACCACCCGATCAACGAGATGATATTGAAATTGGACTTTTTGCATCTCAATCCGGAGACTTTACAAAAACTACATCTGATAGCGGAAGTCAACTTAATTGGGGTATGCGTAGATGTATTGAAAATGCAAATCCATACGGCTCAAGTAATTCTGATCCAGGAGGAGACTTTACATATACATTAGATGGCGAAGGCGTAGATGTTGTTATACAAGACAGTGGACTACAAGTAGATCATCCAGAATTTAATGATGAAGATGGTAATAGTAGAGTTCAGCAAATAAATTGGTATACAGAGAGTGGATTAAGTGGAACACAAAGTTCAAATCATTATAGAGATTATGACGGACATGGAACACACGTTGCCGGAACGGCAGCTGGCCTAACTTATGGTTGGGCAAAAAATGCCAGAATTTATTCAGTTAAAGTAGGTGGACTAGAAGGAAGCGGTGATAGTGGTACAGGAATAAGTATATCAAATTGTTTTGATGTAATTAAAGAATGGCATAATAATAAACCAATTGATCCAAATACAGGATTTAAAAGACCAACTATAGTTAATATGAGTTGGGGATATAGTGGTGGAGTATCAGGGATTACAAGTATTGTTTACAGAGGTACAACTTATAGTTCTGGTAATGATTCTAATTTTTCTAGCTCACCTAATACACATATGGCTAGTACATATGGATTGTATCCATATTTTGCCGGAGTTGGTTACAGATATCCAGTAAGAGTATCAAGTGTAGATTCAGACGTAGAAGAACTTATTGCAGCCGGTGTACATGTTTGTATTGCCGCTGGTAACAATCGTTTTAAAGCAGATGTTGTTGGTGGACTTGATTACGATAATCGTTGGAATAGTACACGTTACTATCACAGAGGCAGTTCGCCTTATAGCGATAATGCAATGATGGTAGGTAGTATTGATTCAACAACTTCTTCTGGAACTGATCAAATTAGTAGTTTTACTACAAAAGGTCCTGGTGTTACATTATTTGCTCCAGGAAGTAATATTAGAAGTTCATTTAGCAATACCAATAGACATAATGATTCTACTTATTATCTAAATTCATCATTTAAGCAAGGAAGTATATCAGGTACTAGCATGGCTAGTCCACAAGTATGTGGATTAGGAGCAACTGTTTTACAACTAAATCCATACCTAACACCAGCACAATTACAGTTAAAATTAACGAATTTAGCGTCAAATAACGTGTTATACACTACTAATTCGGGTATTGACTATGCTGACAACAGATCGTTGCTAAATGCCCCTAATAAACTGCTATACACCCCCTTTAATAGCAGTAATGTCTTATCAGCATCATAAATTGCAAAAAATAAGACATTTCGGTTGACAAAACCGCATCTTACTAGTATATTAGTACTTAATAAGCGTAAAACCTTATTATAAAACAATTAAACACATTAATATGGTAAAAAAATGAGAGCAACAGAATATAAGGATGGGATAAAGCGAATTAAAGCCAAGATTGAAGTTCCAATGAGTGAACTTGATGTTGGTAATTATGTATTAAGTGCTCTTACGCATAATGCAGTTAATTTGACACAGATACAAAAACTTAATAAACGCGAATTGTTACAATTAGCAAAAAATGAAGTTAAAGAAAAAGGTATTAGATCAGTTTCTATTGAATCAGTTGATAATGACACTAAAGTTATCGTAAGAAATTACATAAAACAAATGTTCCCCGAACTACAGTAATGGGTCACGATTATTATGATAAAGATGCAGTCTTTAATTCATATATAAAAGACTTGGCTACTGAAGAAGGTTGGGAAGAGCCGTTTACTACTATGACTGTAAATGAAGATTCACTTGGTCCAGATGTACTAAAAAATGTTGAAAAAGTACACGAACAAATAGTATCTGCATAAATAACATAGTAGTTAATAATATGCCGGTATAGCTCAGTTGGTAGAGCATCTGATTTGTAATCAGGAGGTCGAGTGTTCAAATCATTCTGCCGGCACCATTAACAAGAATAGTTTGCTAACTTTACAGCACGAATACGCCCTAGGTTAGGTAATCAAAGGACAAAGTACAGGACACATAAAATATAATAAATAAAAAGACAAACGAGAGAGAGGCACAGGACGCCCAACTGTAACAAGTTGTAATCGGAAATACAAATAGACAGAATAAAAAAGAAAGATATATAAATGAAACTTAGAAATGAGATGTTAAAAACAGCTATACAACACGCAGACGGTGAAATTCAATTACATAAAATGAATGTTGAAGTATATTTAACTAATCCTGCAGGTATAGGCGAACACAGTGATGTAATGGAAGCTATTCAAGTTGAACTTGATAAGATGTCTACTGCACACGATCGCAAAGAAATGCTGACTAAGTATTTTAAATTGGGGGATTAGCTCAGCTGGGAGAGCGTCTGGTTTGCATCCAGAAGGTCAGCAGTTCGATCCTGCTATCCTCCACCAAAATTTAACCCAGCCTTAGTGCTGGGTTTTCACTAACTAGGAAACAATTCATGGACATAGCAATTTACCAAAATGACACAGGAAGTGCACCAGCAATACATTGGTGGCTTTCACAAGAAACTAATATAGGACCAGAAGTATATGATTTTAATACAGGTTACTGTACGCCAAGTGGGCATCACGTAGGTGCTATTGTCATTGAGAATGAACAATCAAAACATCATAATTTACATACACAATCGATTCAATTATTAGATAACTCAACAAACGGTATTATTGATGTTATGTCTCCGTTTGATGATATAAGAAAAGATTATGAGCATCTTGTATGGAGTAATTATAGTAGCAACCTAAGTAATCCAGATAATATTATTAAAGCAGATAAGACTATTTTAGTTGATAATAGTCCCGAAGAACAATTATTTTTTTATATTAGCCAATATGCATTTTCTTGGTTGGAATCTATAGAAGATATAGCACAACAAACAAATAATTGGGCAAATGAACATAATATTGAAAACTGGAAAGAAGTATGGGATAAAAAGTATGCTAAAAACTTTGAACAATCATTTGTTGATGGAAAACTAAAATATATGTGGCAACTTAATTTTGCACATCATGATTTAATGGATCAACTTGCAAAAGGTAATGATGATATAACTTTAGTTGACGCAGATGACCATGCTAGATTATTTGATAAACAAAAAGAAGATTTCACAGATACATTATTTGCATATGCTAACTCAGAAGCAGATCATTTAATTGTAGGTGACGATTGGTTTGAAAATTATGAAAGTATAATTGATTATTTAGAAATAGAAAGTTCTTTTAGATTAAAAAAGTTTAGAATTGATTATATGAAATTGTATAAACGCAAAAAGCAATTATACATAGATACATTTTCAAAATACCTATGAACATAGCAATATATCAAACTGTAAATGCACACGCACCAGCAATACATTGGTGGCTTGCACAAGATAAACGTTTTGGACCACAGTTGTACAACGGATTAGAGCCACTTTGTAATGGTGATCAAATAGGAAGTATTGTACAAGAAATACGAGATGAAGATATTGATGCTGATTTATATAACATTCATCAAGAAAGTCTTAGAGAAATGGAAAATAAAGAAGCTGTAAATGGAATAGTTGATTGTACTTCTTCTTATTTTAATAGTATAAACAATTATGAATATCCAGTATGGAGTAATTATTTTGGTTGCACAAAATATCCTAATTCAGTACCTTTAAGTGATAAACTTTTATTTGCTAAGTCAACTATAAAAGATGATGCTATGTTTTATATAACACAGTACGCATTTATTAAACTATCTATTGATGAAATCAACGATCATAGTAAAATATGGTGGGAAGATCATAAACTAATGGATGGCAAGGTGTTAGATAGTTGGAAGGAAATATGGTACAGAGATTATCATGATCAATGTATAGCAGACTTTCATAATGGTAAATTGCAATACATGTGGCAATTAAATTTTGCACATTGGGATTTGCATAATATGTTAGTAGAAAATAAAAGTAAATTTACGTTAGATTATTCAATAGAAAGATTGTTTAAGGAAAAACATAAAACTGATGATTTTAATGCAGAGCAAAATGCAATAAAATTAATGACTGATAATACTATAGATCATTTGTTAGTTGATGTAGAATGGTTTAACAATACTGATGTTATACTTGATTATTTAGGTATTAAAAATAGCAAAGCATTAGATGATGCGGCATTACTATACAATGAGCGTTATAAAATTGTTTGTAAAGCCTACGAAGAATTATCTAATAAATACTACAAAGGAATTATATTATGAATAGAAATATAGGTAGAGGTTTAATAGTATTAGGAATGTTAATGTTAGGCGTTCTTTTTGCAAATACAAGTTTGTCTGCAGAAAGAAAATCTACAGGAAAAGAAGTTGAAATGGTTGTTTACGACTATGAGGTAACTAGAGTAATTGACGGAGATACTGTAGCCTTTAGAGCAGACTTTTTGCCAGAGCCACTTAAACAAGAACTAAGCATTCGTGTTTATGGAGTTGACACACCCGAAAAGAGTTGGAGAGCAGAATGCGACTCTGAAGCAGCTTGGGGTGAACAAGCAAGTCAGTTTACAAAAGACCAATTAAATGGTGCAACAGTTATACAAGTAGCCATTTACAAGTGGGATAAGTTTGGTGGGCGAGTATTGGGTGATATTATTATTGATGGAAATAGCCTAAGACATATGCTTATTGAGAACGGATTCGCACGTGAGTATTATGGTGATAAAAAAGAATCTTGGTGTTCTTGACAATTATCAAAAGTTAATATATAATAAGAACTAATTTAGGGGGTGTAGCTCAGTTGGTTAGAGCACCTGCCTGTCACGCAGGGGGCCGAGGGTTCGAGTCCCTTCACTCCCGCCAAATGCACCGTTCGTCTATCGGTTAGGACACCGGGTTTTCATCCCGGCAAGAGGGGTTCGATTCCCCTACGGTGTACCAACAGAAAGGAAGTATATGAAGATTAGATACTATAAAGACATCGACGGAATGCGTTGGTTGGGCTTTGTATTAGCAATGTTAAGTGCGTACCTACTAAGTGGCGGAGAAGTTGAATATCAATACATAGGTTGGGGAGTAGCCTGTTTTAGTTGTAGTATATGGCTATACATGGGTTACAAAGATAAAGACATTCCAAGAGCATTAATGGAATTAATGTATCTAGCATTAGCAATACGAGGCGTTATTAATTGGTTATAGTTTCTCCGGTTTCTAATAAATAATTGTATCATACTAGGAAATAATAAACATGGCGGCACACAAAGAAACAGTTTTATCAGTAACACATTACACAGATACATTATTCCACATAACAACAACACGTGACAGTGGAGTTCGTTTTAGAGATGGAGAATTTATGATGATTGGACTAGACAACTGGTCTGAAAAACTACAAAAGAATAAACCTATAATGAGAGCTTATTCAGTAGCAAGTCCTAACCATCAAGAAACACTAGAATTTTATAGTATCAAAGTACAAGACGGTCCACTTACAAGTAAATTGCAACATGTAAAAGTAGGTGATGAGATACTAGTTAATCCTAAAGCAGTAGGCACCCTAGTACACGCAAATTTAAAGCCTGGACGCAATCTGTACTTACTGGCTACCGGAACAGGAATCGCCCCTTTTATGAGTATTGTACGCGGCGTAGACACGTATGAACACTATGATAATGTTATTGTAGTATGGGGTACTAGAATAGCCAAGGAACTAGCGTTTAAAGAGCTCATAGACGGGTTAAACGGCGATGAAATATACAGTCAAGTAACTGAAGGAAAACTTAAAACATACTTTACATGTACACGTGAAGATTACGAAAATACAGGTCGTGTAACAACGGCAATGTATAATGGAGACGTACAAAGCAAACTAGGACTAGAAGATTTATCACCTATACATGATAGAGTAATGATATGTGGTTCAATGCCTATGAACGCAGAACTTATAGAATATTTAGAAGGTCAGGGATTTACAGAAGGCGATAGTAAAACACCAGGTGAGTATGTAGTAGAGAAAGCATTTGTAGGATGAGAACAGAAGCACAAAAGAAAGCAATAACTGATAGGTACGAAAGTGCAACATTACATAAAAATATTGTAAGTCAAGGTTTCATTGATTATTTGCTTAACCAATTTCAAAAATCAGATAAAATTGATAAAAAAACTGGACCAGTTGTAATGAATTATAGTCCAGATAGGGATGGATATAAAGAATGGTTTGAACCTGTACAAAAATTTGTTGATAACTTAATTGGTGAAAGTTTAGTGTGGGGCAGTAATATATTTAGAGCTGAGTATCCACATATTGTACACAACGATGATTATCACGAAAAGGTTTATGACATATTTAAGACTGTGGTTATTCCTCTAGAAATATCTAAGCCAACTAACTTTATTGTATTTGATCAATATTATTTAGATGGCCCTGTTAAATGTTTCAAAGGATGGAAAGATGTACCAGACAGTTACTATAATAAGAGCTTAACAGATTATAGTGATATTTTCAATATCACAGACAAGCCATTCGACAAGCAAATATATAATGAATATTTGACCCATGTACCGTATGAATCACTGCATGGATTAACAGTAGAATCAATTATAAGATGGCAACCAGGTGATGCAATTACATTTGATATGGGAAAATTACACTCTGCTACTAATTTTGCAGAGAATGGAATAGATTATAAAATAGGTTATAGTATTTTTACTGCTAAATACTAGTAAGTAAAAAATACTTTGGCCCAGTAAATGTTCAGAGTTTACTATAGGACAGTGCCAGCGGACATATTTTTTATTTAATACTAAAAGGAGTTTTGAATATGTCAGACTTATTTGGTCACAATAGTGGAAATAAAAAATTTATTATTAACATTAGCGATCTTTACGATGAAAAAGAACGCAAACAAAAAGAACTTGAGTTCTACACACAAGAACTTGATAAGTTAATGCTTAGACTAGGAATGTTACAACACGAAATAGGCGTTACTGAAACTATCATAAATATGATAGAAGGTGAATATTTAGTAGACCTCAAACAAGCTATTGAACAAAGGAAGAGAATAAAAGGAATAAAATGAACACATTATATTTAATATGTAGTCACAGTTGTTTAAGTCAAATGGAAGTTCCATACTTGCTTAATAACAGCCCTATGCTACACGGTGAAAGCCAAGCAGGAGAACATTGGGCATCATATGAACTAGATGGAAAAGAAGTAGATCACGAACCAGGTCCGTTGGGAAAGATTCGTGTACATGATGATTATTGGAATATTTCAGATGAAGATAGAGAATGGTATAACTATGATGTTAGAAATACTATGGAAATATCTACAGAGCAATTAGATGGATTATTAAATTTAGTTAAAGATAAAAGTATAGCAGTTTTGCTACATGCACAAAATTATGAAGATATTTGGAAGTGGAGTAGAAACTTACCTGTAATGATGATTAGAACATCAGTTGATAGTTGGGATGGAGATATTGTTAGTTGGGCAGCACGTGAATATAATTACTTAATGGAAGATGACAGAAATGCAAATTATAGTGATGATGATCATAGTTGGCCAGGTGTAGAAACAATTGTTGATAATTTTATATCTAAAAAGAAATTTAATAATGGAATATACGATGAAAATTCACCACACGATCATGGCGATATTTTATTACATCAAAGTCAATGGTCAACAATGTCAGGATTAAATACATTATGGAATTGTGTAGGAATTGAATCACCTGATCAAAATTGGATACATCAATACTATGAAGATTTCCAACAACATCAAGAAATTAACGAAGAACTAGCCAAGGAACTAACTGATGCCTACAATAAAAGACAGCAATAACGTAGTACTATTTTCAGATCCTTTTAAAGTATATCTTTTTAAAGATAAAAAAAGAGTAAAACTTTCATTTAAAATAACTGACTATGTAGTTGTTAACAGAGAATTTAGTCAGGAAGACTTTGAATACATACTAGATCATTGGAAAGAAGAAGATGGTGTAGAAGGAAATATAAGAGATATAGATAATAATAAAATATGGTGGTACCATAGCAAGTTTGGTCCTAGACCCGAATGCGAACCTGCAGATTTTGTAGGTATTAACTTCAATAGATATAGTTTTAGATTCTCAGTAAAAGATATGGAATCCTTAGAAAATGCGTATTTTCACCAAAAAAACAACAAAATGCATTGGGATTAATTAAAAAAATAATTAAAAAACTTATAAACCCTTGTTTTACAAGGGTTTTTTTATGGCTTTTTTATGCTCTAAAGGTTGACAAGTAAGACATCTTACTGTATACTGTAAGTATAGTTAATAAAAAAAGGAGTTAATAAAGATGGCATATATTAGAACAAACGAAGTAGCAGAAATTAGAAAAGCACTAAAAGAGAAGTTTGGTAAATCACTAAAATTTAGTGTAAGACGTCAGCATTATTCAAGTGTTGATGTTTCTATTGTATCCGGTGATGTTGACTTCTATGATGGAAGTATGGATAGCACAGACAAATATAATGGACAAGTTCATAAGTTTGATGGACATGCACAAATTAACGAATACCATACTCATTTTTATGGAAAACACGAACAACTATTTACAGACATTGTTAAAATTATGAAGACTGCTCCTGCTTTAGCAGAAGGTGGTAGAGCTTGGTATGATAATTCAGATGCAATGACTGACTATTTTGATACTGCTTATTACACTCATGTTAGTGTTGGTAAGTGGAATAAACCATACGAACATAAATCTTAAGAAAGGAAACAATGATAGAATACAAAAAAGACAATCCACACCAAGATATAGGAAAGCAGAAATTTAGAGTTAAAAAATACTTTTCTGCGTGGGTTGAATATGATGTAATTGCTGATTCAAAAGATGAAGCCGAAGATAAAGTTATTGAACACGGTGGAATTGATAGAATTGAATGGCAAGATGGTTGTTTAGGTGATGCAGAAGTTTATGCATGTGATCATAATTTTGAAGACTCAGGTGATACAGTAAAAGTAGAAGAATGTGTACCATATGAAGATACAGATATTGACACAGGCGAAGACATGCTAAATTATGAAGATCCAGATTGGACTTCAGATGAATATAGATGGAAAAAGGAAATATAATATGAAAACATTCACATTTGAAAATCATTTAGGTGACACGTTTATAGCTAAAGCAGAAAACGGTCTTGATCTAATGGAAGATGCAAATCGCAAAATATTGTGGCCAAACTGGAAAGATGGAATGTGGCAACAAGTAAGCGAAACAAAGTTTGTTTGGGTTTTAGGTAATTTTTTTGATTAAGGAGAATAATATGAAAACAGTAATAAAATTTAATGAAGTAACAAACATAGAACTAGGTGGCGTTGATATGAACGACTACCCAGATTTCTGTGATGCATATGTAGAAAGTGCAGAAAAGTTAGATGGTACTCCACTAACTGATGTTGAACTAGAAGCGTTTAGCGAACTAGAAGAAACTGCATCTTATATTAATGAAAATGCATACGAAAGTTTATTTTAAAAAAAGGTTGACAAGTAAGACATCTTACTGTATACTGTAAGTATAGTTAATAAAAAAGAAGGAGAAAAATATGGAATACACGGTAAATGAAATTAAAAACATTCTTAATAAGGCAAAAACAGCAGCCTATGAAGCAGGTGGCGATTATTTTGTTGAGAAGTTAGATAGTAAAGATAATTATCCTTGTGGGTTTGCATGGGTTAACATTCATGGAATTAAAGGTAATACCAAATTGGGTAGGGCTATGAAAGCCGCTGGTATTGAAAAAGACTACAGTGGTTCATATAAGATTTGGAATCCATCAGGTATTAACGTGCAAAACGTAGATGTAAAAGAAGTTGGCGCCGAAGCAGCGGCAGACGTATTTACAAGTTACGGTTTTAAAGCATATGCTGGTTCGAGGTTAGACTAAATTGGATCAAGCAACAATAAAATTATACGAACGCAGAATTGATAACTGCGTTCGTACTGCTAATCAAAATCCCAAAGACAGTTGGGCATATAATTTTTGGATGACAACTGCTGGAACACTTTTACGAAAACTAACAAGGAGTACAAATGCAAAATATAACTAAACTACCAACTCTTTTCAAACGTGATACAACTGGTAAAATCCGTCAATGGGAAGTTGAATACGGCGAAGAAAATGGTTCTGCAGGTACAAGAACTATTAGTGGATTAACTGATGGACAAAAAGTCATTAGTGAATGGAATCTAAGTACTCCAAAAAATGTTGGTAAAGTAAATGAAACTACAAGTTTAAGTCAAGCACAGGCCGAAGCCCAAGCATTATGGGACAAGCGTTCTGAAAAAGAGTATTTTGAAAACGTAGGGGACGTTGACTCTTATGAACAATTTAAGCCAATGCTTGCACATGATTATACTAAGCGTCCACAAAGTGAAGGTTGGAGTCAACCTAAACTAGATGGAATTCGTTGTGTAGTTGATAGTAGAGGTATGTGGACACGTGCTGGTAAACCTATTACAAGTTGTCCTCATATTTGGGAATCACTAAAAGGTTATATGGAACAAAATCCACATCACATTTTAGATGGAGAACTTTACAATCATGAACTAAAAGCAAACTTCAATAAAATTACAAGTTTAGTTCGTAAGTTAAAAAGCACACCAGAAGATATGGCTGAAGCAAAAACACTAGTTGAATATCATGTTTATGATATGTATGATAAATCAGCACCAGATATGAAGTTTACTAATCGTGTTAAACAAGCATATTGGACAAATAACGATTATGTAAAAATTGTAAAAACTGATTACTGTGAATCACAAGATCAACTAGATGCATTGTATAGTGAATACATGGAACAAGGCTATGAAGGTCAAATGGTGCGTAATGATGCAACATATGACAACAAGCGTAGCAAAAATCTTCTAAAGCGTAAAGAGTTTAAAACTGAAGAATATGAAGTTATCCAAGTACTAGAAGGTCAAGGTAATTGGAGTGGATATGCTAAACGTTTTATTTTACGTGACAAAGCAGGTAAAGAATTTGGTAGTGGTGTTAGAGGGCAACAAGCACAATTAAAAGAATTGTGGAATATGCGTGATACTGCTAAAGGAATGCCAAATTGGGCAACATGTAGATTCTTTGATTTAACACCAGATGGAGTTCCACGTTTTCCAGTAATTATTGATTATGGGCATGGAATTAGGCAAGATTAATTCAAATTAATTTAAAAACCCTTGAAATACAAGGGTTTTTTTATGGCTATAAAGGTTGACAACCAAGACATCTTATCGTATACTATATGTATAGTTAATAAAAAACAGGAGTTAAAAATGCAAACACAAATAGAAACATTAAAAAGTAAAATTAAAGCAGACTACATTAGATGGACTACTAAAGGTGGTACAGAAGAACTGTCAGGTTACTTTAAAGAAACTGTTGATAAGTTTGATGATAGTATAACTGTTAAAGCTGGTAAAAAATATACAAAGATCATTAGAGATAATGGTGTTTGGGGTTTTATTGCTAATGATGATTTTGTAACGTCAAATGGTAAAGCATTTAAGAAAGGCGATATTCTTAAAGCGGCTGGTTGGCAAGCACCTGCACTAAACAGTGCAAGAGGAAACATTTTTGATGATGATTATTCCATTGCATGGACTGGTCCTCATTACTTAAAATAGGAAATAAAAATGGACGTTATTCAAAAAGCAGATTTGTTCGCTAGTGTGGCTCATGCCGCAATTGGACAAAAACGCAAATACAGTGGAGTGGACTATATAGTTCACCCACGCAGAGTATCTAAAATGGTTGCTGATTACGAAGGCACAAAAGAAATGATAGCGGCCGCATTGTTGCATGATGTGTTGGAAGATACATATGTAACCAGTGAAATGATTGCCGAAGAGTTTGGTTGGAAGATCCACAAGTTAGTTGTTGAGCTTACTGATGTCAGCAAGCCAGAAGATGGAAACCGTGCAAAGCGTAAGGCAATTGATGCAGAGCGTTTGAGTCATGCAAGTTACGAAGCACAAATTGTTAAACTTGCAGATCTCATAGACAACAGTGATGACATTGAAGCAAACGATCCAAGTTTTGCTAAAGTGTTCTTAAAAGAAAAAGCACACCTTATTGAAGTTATGGATAAAGTACATTTGCATCCTTTATATCCCATAGCACTTGGTGTAGTCAACGGAGGTAAATAGTAGTATGGTAGGACTAGATTTAATGATTATATTGGGCGTGTTTACAGTAGCATGTGCATATTTCAGTCAACGAACTGGATATAAACAAGGTGTAAATGAAGGTATGGAATCAACCCTAAAACTTTTGGAAGCAGGTGGTTATATTAAAGTTGTTGAAGATGAATCAACAGGCCTACAAGAGATACAAAGGGTACCAAATGGAAACAACACCAACACATAAATTATTCACCTTAGAACAATTACAAGATTATCAGCAAGCAGGTAAATGGCCACTTGCTGATTCTACATTGTTGTCTACAAAATATGCAGACCGATGGGAAATGTCTAAGAGACTACATGATACAGTAGATTTAGATTTTTTTAAAAAACATAATACTAGGAAAGAAATTGATTCCTGGCATGATGATATTATTCCTAATAAAATTTATTCTAATCTACATTCAGGAAATGTTTTTGGATGGGATGAAGATTTTATGGCAGGACCAACTGCATGGGCAAACAATGATATTCATTCAGATGAAGTTGTAATGAGAAGTAAAGTATATTTTTATCCATGGTCAGAAGAAGAAATTAATTCGTCTGTGCCAGAAGAGTTTAGTTATTTTATAGAAATGCACAAAGATTTTAAACCTGTGCTAGAACATTATTTGTATGAAAACTATTCAGACCAATCTGAATTATGGGAAGATTTAGTTCTTTACAAATTGATGATTATCAAGTATAATACTCCTAGTGCTACAGAAAAAAATCGTACAGAACATAGAAAACATAATTCTATACGATTTGGAGATGAGCATTGCGACGAAACTCTAGCAGGTTTGCACTTAGGTGAAAATTATTCAGAGTTTTGGGCAAAGAATACTAAAACAAACGAACGAGATATGATTACAGAACTAGCAGATAATAAAATGTTAATTATGCATGGACAACATTCAGAGCAAAGTGGGTGGATTCCAACATATCATGGAATGCAACATAATCCACAAGAAGACCTCGGAGATAGGTATAGTATAATTATGGATTTACAAGTAAGATATAAATAGGAGATAATATGTTAATACCAACAGTAATTGAGACAACAGGCAGAGGCGAACGTGCATACGACATTTATAGTCGTTTGTTAAAAGATCGTATTGTAATGCTTAACGGAGAAGTTAACGACCATACAGCAAATTTAGTAGTTGCACAAATGCTATTTTTGGAATCACAAAATAGTGCAGAAGATATTAATTTTTACATTAATAGTCCAGGCGGTGCAGTAACTTCGGGACTAGGTATATATGATACAATGCAATTTATTAAATCTCCAGTAAGCACAATTGTAATGGGTCAAGCATGTAGTATGGGTAGTTTCCTTGCTATGGCAGGTGAGCCGGGCAAACGTTTGGTGTTGCCAAATTCACGTACAATGATTCACCAACCTAGTGGTGGTGCAGGCGGACAAGCAACTGATATGCAAATTCAAGTTGAAGAGATTCTTAAAATGAAAAAGAACCTAACAGAAATTTATGTCAAACATAATAGTGTAGGTAAAACATATGAAGAATTGGCATCAGCTATGGAACGTGATAATTTTATGTCAGCACAAGAAGCCGTAGATTTTGGTCTTGCTGATAAAGTTGTTGTTAGAAAAACATAATATATTTGTAATACTATATTTGTATAAATAATAGTATGAAGATACATGATATATTAGAAGAACAACAAGTACTAGAAGGTCCAAACGATCCTCATATATTTAAAGCAGTATTCTTGGCAGGCGGACCAGGTGCTGGTAAAAGCTATGTGGCAGGAAGGTTATTGTCTGGACAAGGATTGAGGCCTTTAAATAGTGATGACGTATACGAGTATCTTGCTAAAAAACATAATATGGATTTAGGGGACCCTGATGTTGTTGGAAGCGACAAGGGACAAGAAATCCGTAACCGTGCTAAAGAAATTACTAAGACACGAGAAGATTTATATCTAGATGGTCGTTTAGGATTAATTATTGATGGCACTGGTAAAGACATTACTAAAGTATCACAAGCTAAAAATCAGTTAAATGAATTAGGTTATGATACAATGATGTTATTTGTTAACACAAGTGAAGAGGTAGCTCAAGAGCGTAATCTTCAAAGACCACGAACTATACCAGCAGAAATGGTAACAAAGATGTGGCAACGTGTACAACAAAATATAATGAAATTCCAACAAGTCTTTGGAGCCGCAAGGTTTCATGTAGTAGACAACAGTGGTGGACTGGAAGATCCAGATCGTAAAGAAAACTTTGATGCTGTTTACAGAGAAGTAAGAAAGTTTTTAGGTGAACCACCTTCCAAAAGAGCCGCTAAAGCCTGGTTAGACAAGAATACTAAAACATAGTATATAAGTGTCGCCAAAATCAGCATAAATATTAAGCAGTTCAAATATAACTGTTTTATATAAAAAGGAATTTTATGTATACATACAACGCAAAATTAGTAAGAGTCATAAACGGTGATACTTTGGACATTGAGATCGATCTAGGTTTTGATATTATAATCAAACAACGATTAAAACTATTTGGAATTGATACTCCTGATAGTAGATCAACAAACACAGAAATTAAACAAAAAGGTCTTGATGTAAAGCAACGACTTATGGATTTATTAACAAAAGAATTTAAAGTAGAAACTATGCTTAACAAACGTGGAAAGTATGGTCGTATACTTGGCAATATATATGTTACTGATAACAAAGGTAACGAGATTTGTATAAACGAATTGTTAGTCTCAGAAGGACTAGCAGTGCGTTATAACATCGGGAAATAATATGAAGTTATTTGGTATTTGGACAATATTTGTAGCCTTATCTATCAGTGCAGTGGCGGCCTACTACAGCATTGTTGGACTTGTGGCTATTTTTGCCAGTGCCGTAATACCGATTATTATCATGGGGTCTGTGCTAGAAGTAGGCAAGCTAACATCAGCTGTTTGGTTGCACATGAACTGGAAATCAGCTCCATTTTTAATTAGAACGTATCTCACTATAGCCGTCATAATGCTTATGTTTATTACAAGCATGGGTATCTTTGGATTTTTATCTAAAGCACATATTGAACAAACTAGTGCGGCTAGTGAGAACGTTGCCCAAATTGAACGAATTGAAGAAAACATTGTACGAAATAAACTAATTATTACAAAATCAGAAGATAAAATTATTAAACTAGAAGAAGTTGATATTTCTTTAGATGATGGAATACAAGAAAAAATACGCATTGAAGAAGAAAGAATTGCAAATGCATACACAGGTGTGCAACCATCAATTGATGAACAAAATGCAATTATAGAAGCAGAACAAAATGCCAAAGCAAATGCTATAGCACCATTTGAAACACAAATTGCAAACATTGATAGAAAAATAGCATTAATGGACGAATACTCAATGAATAATGAAGTTGAGAAAATGCAAGGATTATTAGGTGTTAGACAAGATGGTATACTTGGATGGAATACTAGAGAAGCATTAAAAAAGTTTAAAGAAGATAATACCAAGGCTAGACAAATGGCACTTTTCCAACTAAATAAAGTAAGAGAAGAATTTGATAGTTCAGTTATCACTAGTGCTAGAGCTGAGATTAAACGAATTCGAATGTTAGCAGAGCAACAGATTGCCGACTCTAACTCATTAGTAACTAGACTTAGATCACAACTTGGTCAAGGTCAACAAGAAGATAATACTGCATTAATTGATGCACAACGTATCTTAATTGAAACATCAGAAAATAAACTAAATGAATTATACACTACAAAATATGAACTTGAAGGCGAAAGCAGAAAACTAGAAGCAGAAGTTGGACCAGTTAAATATATTGCAGAGTTAGTTTATGGACAAGATCCAAGCAGAAATATCTTGGAAGAAACAGTAAGATATGTTATACTAATACTTGTGTTTGTATTTGATCCATTAGCGGTTGTACTTGTTCTTGCAGGTATATCTGGATTAGGATTACGCAAACCAATAAAGGAAATATATGAACCCAAAAAAGAACCCAAAAAAGATGAAGTTAGTGCAAATACCAAAGATGTCGCCAGCACTAAGAAAAATGATTTGGGTAATAAAAAGAACAGCAAAACTACCAAAAAACCTGTTGTTCAAAATGAAGTATATGAAGATTACGAAGTAAAAAACGATGAAGTAATCCATGTTGATTCAAAAGGTAAAGAATATACAATTGATGTACATGGAAATAGAAAATATCTCATTGAACAACTACAATACGACCTCAACGATAAATCAAAAAAATTACAACAAAAAAAGAAAAATTAAATGAAAATTGATAATAGTAGTTATACAGTAACGCCCCCAGACCTTTATATGACAGAACATGGAATAAGTATTTTTATTTCAAGTACTAATAATGATTTAATTAATCCAGTAAAAGAATTATTTGAAAAGTTTATTGCAACAAGTGTTGTTTTTCTTGTTCAAAACAATAAAACAAATTCAGAGACATTACCATGGATGTGGAATGTATCTAAAACATGCGACTTTATGGTCATCGATGTTGATACGTGTGCATGGGAAGATATCATGGCAGGACTTTTAAAGTCAAGAGAAGAAGAAAATACAGTGCTATTTTACAGCGATAAATACAAGCGAAGAGAAACTGTAAAATTAATAAATGCTACAGGCACTAATCTAGTTGTTAGATCAATAGCTGATATTAACAATTATGTGAAGTTACAAATGAGTCCAGAATATTTTAATGACATCTAGTATCACGATATGTAATTTTTGTTCCAAAGACACAACACAAGTAAAGAAACTACTAGCAGGTGAAGGTGGTGTTCATATTTGTATTGATTGTGTTGAGCTTTGTCACGGCATTGTTACCAAAGAAACAGAACGTTCTATAAAAAAGAATAATATATTTAATGTACCTACTCCTAGAAAAATACACGATAATTTAAATGAACATGTAATTAGTCAAGAGCGTGCAAAAAAGACTTTAAGTGTAGCAATATATAATCATTATAAAAGAGTTACATCTAAAACAAAAACAAAATTACAAAAGAGCAATGTGTTATTAGCAGGTCCTACAGGAACAGGTAAAACATTATTAGCTCAAACACTTTCAAACTTTTTAGGTGTGCCTATGGTTATTACTGATGCAACAGTTATTACAGAAAGTGGATATGCTGGAGACGATGCAGAAGTATTAATACATAAACTATTTCAAGCGGCAGACTATAATAAAGAAAAAGCAGAGCAAGGTATTATATATGTTGATGAAATTGATAAGAAAGCAAAACGTAATGACTATGTAAGTCTTAGCAGAGACGTATCTGGAGAAGGTGTGCAACAGAGCCTTTTAAAGCTCATGGAAGGTACTACAGTACCGGTTCCGAACAAACCGCAACATAACCCGGAGAAGGTGGATATTGACACCAGTAACATACTATTTGTAGTAGGTGGAGCCTTTGTTGGCCTACAAGATGTTGTGGTCAATCGCCTTGGTAAAGCAAAGATAGGATTTAACGACGATTTAGACGCCGATGTAGAACAGTGGGAAACACACTTACAAACACGTGATTTAGTGAAATATGGACTTATACCCGAATTTGTGGGTAGATTACCGTCTGTAAACGTCTTAAAGCCGTTAAATAAGAACGATCTACTTAGAATACTAACAGAACCAAAAGACAGTATAATAGATCAAATAAAAGAGCTTTTTCTACTTGACAAAATACAAATAGAGTTTACAATAACAGCATTGGAAGAAATTACAGATATTGCCATAAAAGAAGAATTGGGTGCTAGAGGGTTACGTAAGATTTTAGACGAAAAACTACTTGAAACGCAATATCATTTACCAGAATTGTATAAAAAAGGAATAAGAAAAATTATAATAAATGAACAAGTTATTTCTAGAAACGCAAAACCGCAACTCATCAAAGGTGAAGATGCAGAATAGAAATAAAGGATATAAAAAGCGTAATACAGGACCGTTTGTAATCTCAAACGAACGTATAAGAGCAAAAGAAGTTAGAGTAAACTTTCCAGACGGTGAGAGCCAAGTGCTGTCTTTAAAGGATGCTTTGAATGAAGCAAAGTCGTTATATTTAGATTTAGTGTTGATCGCCGAAAAGGCAGATCCACCGGTATGTAAAATTATCGATCTAAATAAACATTTGTATTCATTAAAGCAAAAAGAAAAACTGGCTAAGAAGAAGCAACGCGAAAGTGTTGTAGAGAACAAAGAAATACGTATGGGACTAAATATTGATTCGCATGATTTAGAAACTAAGGCCAAAGCGGCTCGTAAATTTTTGGATAAAAATAACAAAGTAACAGTTACAGTTGTTTTGAGAGGTAGAGAACGTGGAAGACGAGACAGTGCAAAGGAATTGCTAAATACTTTTGCTTACTTATTAGAAGTAGAGTACGAACAAATCTCAACACAGAACAATCGTGTATCTGGAAAAATAGAAGGAAAAAATGGGAAACTATAACAATAATAGAAATAATAGACGTGACGATAAACAAGGTTTTGGTAATGGACTTTCTGTAGAAGTTAGAAATGGCAATGTAGAACAAGCCATTAGAAAACTTAAAAAGTTAGTTATGAAAACTGGACTTCTGAACGAAATACGTGAACGTAGATATTTTATCAGTAATACTGAAAAAAGACTTAAAGCACAGGCGGCAGGCCGAGCTAGAAGACGTAGAGAAATAGCTAAAGATTCTGTAGAGAAGAAAAGACTATATTAATACGTTATAACTGAATTTGTTCACATATGTGGATAAATAACAATGTATACAACAGGACTGATTCCTACTGTATACATAGAACGCCGAAAGGGTTCTAAATAATCTTGCTTAATAAAGGAGAAAAGATATGACTAGATTAACAACACTAAATCTTCCGGATTTTTATAAAACTACAATAGGATTTGATAGTATGTTTGATGAGATGTTGAATAACTTCGCAACAAACACAGGCGGTTACCCACCTTACAACATTGTAAAGGAAAGTGACAGTAGCTATACAATTAGCCTAGCAGTAGCTGGTTTCGATAAAGACGAAATTAAAATCCAACAAGACGGTAATGCACTTTCAATCAACGCTGAAAAGAAAACAAGCGAAGAAGAGATTGAATATTTACACAAAGGCATTGGAACTAGAAACTTTACAAAAGAATTTAGTTTAGCTGATTATGTAGAAGTGACATCATCGAAGTTAGATAACGGAATCTTAGTAGTTACATTGGAACAAAATATTCCAGACGAAAAGAAACCACGTACTATTAACATCGACTAATATAAGGTAAAAAATGACTCAAGCATCAACAGGTAGCGTAGCAGATATTGTTAAATTAAAAACACCATCACGATACAATGTAGTATTGTTAAATGATGATTCTACTCCGCAGGAGTTTGTAGTAAATATCTTACAGACGATTTTTAATAGATCGACAGAACAGGCAAACTCTGTGATGCTTGAGGTACACGAAAAAGGCCGAGGCATAGCAGGCACATACAGTTACGAAGTAGCTGAACAAAAATGTGTAGAAACAATAACTAACGCAAGACAAAGTTCTTATCCGTTAGATGTTACAATAGAAAAAGCAGAATAAACAATTAAATGAAAATAGCAATCACGCAACGTGTGATTGAATTTCGAAACGGACCTTACGATAGCATAGATCATGGATTCTATGAAATGTTTTCAGGTCATACATTGTTGCCAATACCAAACCATTTAGAACATTACCAAACAGATACTATAGTCAATAGTGACGTAGTAGTATTTACAGGTGGTAATAGCATGATGCCGGGCAATTGGCAATACAGTGAAAATCGTTTACGAGTTGAGAAACACACGTTAGATTTAGCAAAACTATATAATAAACCAATATTAGGAATTAGCAGAGGCTGTCAGTTTCTGACAGTTGCTCATGGCGGAAGTTTAGAAAAAAACGGTAGACATCACATTAATCATAGTGTAAACTATAAGGGTAGTAATGTAGAAGTATGCAGTAGGCATGAAGAAATTTTAAAAACTATACCTACTGGTGCAACATGTTTAGCTACAGACGAATATGGATCGTGTGAGAGTTGGAAGTTAGATAATATAATCACTGTATTATGGAATCCAGAAAGAATGAAAACACACTGGCTACCATATGAAGCATATGGAATATTAGGTTTATGATGCAAGAAGAAATAAAAGACGCAATACAAGAAGAAGTTAAAGAACAGTACAAAGACAGTCAAATGACCAAAGCTGGAAAGCTGGCTATGGAACTTGGTGCTGAGCGTAAGCGTCTTAAAAAAGAATTATCAGAATTACAAACAGAAGTAGAAGACCTTACTCCTACAACACCAGTTGGTACAACAGACTGGTATATTAAATGGGCGGCAATGGGACTTGCAGTTGCAGGCGTATTTTTAATGAGTGCAGGACTAACAACATATGGACAAATTGCATATATTATTAGTAGTGTTGGTTGGGTAGCAGTTGGAATGGCTTGGGGAGATAGAGCTATTATGATAGGAAGTGCTATAACTGGAACCGCAGTTGCAATGAATTTTGTAGAAAGGTTACTGTCATTATGAAAATAAATGAATGGGCAGACAACTTAAACATGTTTGATGATGGCACAGAAAGACTTGCTTATCTAGTTGAACTAGCAAAAAAGTCTACAACACTACCTAAAGAACTACGTACTGATGATAGACTTGTAGGTGGGTGTATGTCAAAGATTTGGATTGATGTAGGAGTTGTAGAAGATAAAGTAAAAGTATACTATGACAGTGATGCAATGATTACTAAAGGTATTACTAGTATTGTTGCAGATTGTTTTACAGATATTCCCCTTGCAGAAGCAAAGAAAATTACACATGATGATTTTCAAAGTTTAAACATTGCACAATTACTTACACAACAACGTAGAAACGGATTAGGAAACTTAATTGAAACTATTAGACAAAAGGTATATGTATTATGAAGATAGGATTTACATGCAGTACATTTGATTTATTACATGCAGGACATGTACAAATGTTAAGAGAAGCAAAAGAACAATGTGATTATTTAATATGTGGATTACAAATGGACCCAAGTATTGATAGAGATACTAAAAATCCACCAATACAATCAGTTGTAGAACGTTATACACAACTTAATGCAGTACAGTATGTAGACGAAATTATTCCATACGCATTAGAAAAAGATTTAGAAGATATCCTAGAAATGTATCACATTGATGTACGCATACTAGGTGATGAATACAGAGAAAAAGATTTTACAGGAAAAGACATTTGTAAAAGACTAGATATTGATCTACACTTTAATAAAAGAGATCACAGATTTAGTACAACAGATTTAAGAAAAAGGGTATGCAACACTGACTGAGAATCAAGTAAGAAACGAATATAGAGAACATAGAAAAGACCCAGTATTTGCTGAGCTTTGGCCAGACACAAACAGAGCTTTTTATGAATGGTGTTCGCAATATTTAGATTATATGCACATAAAGGATAAAAGAGATGAGAATTGATCAAGACATTAAACTAGACTACAGTGACGTTTTAATTCGTCCAAAGCGTAGTACATTAAGTTCACGCAAACAAGTAAGACTTGAACGCAAGTTTAAATTTAGAAACAGCAGACATGAGTACGAAGGTATTCCTATTATGGCTGCTAACATGGATGGTGTTGGAACATTTGAAATGGCAGATGAACTTGCACAACAAAATATATTTACATGTTTAGTAAAAACATATTCAGTGGAAGAACTTGTAGATTTTTTTAACAATGATTATCCAGATAATAGAAGAACACAAAACATTGCTATGAGCATTGGTACCGGAACAATAGACTTTGATAAGTTAGAAGCCGTGTATAATAAAGTAAGCAATAAACTAAAATATGTATGTATGGATATTGCAAATGGTTACAGTGATCACTTTGCACAACATGTTAAAAAAGTTCGTAATGCATTTCCTAATTTAGTAATTATAGCAGGTAATGTAGTAACTGGAGAGATGACAGAGGAGTTAATTTTAAATGGAGCAGACATCGTTAAAGTCGGAATTGGACCAGGAAGCGTGTGTACAACACGAATCCAAACAGGAGTCGGGTATCCGCAACTTAGTGCAGTCATTGAATGTGCAGATGCGGCACATGGACTTGGTGGACATATTATTGCTGATGGGGGCTGTAACTCTAGTGGTGATGTGGCTAAAGCATTTGCTGGCGGTGCCGATTATGTAATGCTAGGCGGTATGCTTGCAGGACACGATCAAGGTGGCGGCGAAGTTATTAGTAAGATGTATGCAACTAATGAATGGCTCACAGCAGAAAAACCTTTACTTGAACAAAAACAGTTTGTGGCTTTTTACGGAATGAGTAGTGATGCAGCAAATACAAAACACTTTGGAGGACTAAAAGACTATCGTGCAAGCGAAGGACGAGAAGTACTAGTTCCATACAGAGGTGCAGTACAGCACACCATACAAGCAATCTTAGGTGGGTTGCGTAGTACTTGTACATATGCAGGTGCAATGAAATTAAAACAATTGAGCAAGTGTACAACATTCGTTCGTGTTAATAATCAATTTAATCGTACATACGAAAGTACAACAACAAAAATTTAAGCTATGTTTGTAATGCAGATCGGAATTGCATAAATAAAACGGCTAAAAACATTTATCTTAGATAAATAAAAGTGTATTAAGAATAGCACAACGTTGTGTTATTATTTTCATATACAAAGTAGTATAGAGCGACCTCGGCTCAGAAAAAAAGAGCGGCAGTTAGTGCCACGCTAACTGACTCTGGGAAAGACCAGGGCATAACCCATGCCTTACAAGCGATACATTATGAGGTATCGTGGTAGCAGCCAGGAGAGACTGGCAAAACGGATGCTTTCCCAAAAACATCCACATAAAATATAAACGGAGAATAAAATGACTACGACATTTTTTAATGCATGGTCAAGGTTGTTCAACGGGCACCGTCGAAGTGTGGCCTATAGCAAAAACCTTATGACATATGCAAAAACTGAATATGGTAATGATTGGCTATATGCCTACACCTATATGTTAGAACATGATGGCCAAGCACCAAAGTCTTGGCATACAAAGAAGGTAACAATAAAATGACAACAACATTAATATATAAACAAACATGCGAAGTTTGTGAAAAGATTAAAAACGCAACTCTAACAGTGCTATTGGCACTTTGGGCATTTGGTGAATCATGTGGACGTGCAAGAGCGGCTGCACAGTTACATCGTGATGGGTTTCATGAAGAAGCAAAAAGTTTATACATGGATAATAAAAATGATTAATACTATAACAAACAAATTAGGCTGGTTAAAACGTGCATATAGTCGCACTCAAAGTAGAAAACAAACTGAAAAGGCATTATCAGATTTAACTGATTTTGAATTGAATGATATTGGATTATGCAGAGGCGATATTAGATCAGTAGCACGTGGCGAAAAAGTTTATAGAAAGACATACTAAATGTGGCCTTATACTGAAGAAGAATTAGACTTTATTAATAAGTAGAGTTTTAATCGTATAAATAGCTGTATGAGTAAAGTACATCTATTATCAGAATTAATAACACGTTTGCAGAGTTTTGACACACAAGTTGATAAACTAGAACTCTTGCAGACGTATCGAAAAGAACCTATATTTAAACGAATAATTACTATTGCATATAATCCATGGATAGATTTTGAAATGCAAGATTTCACTCCAAGACGCATGGGTAAGCAGTTTGGTATGGGACTAACTAAGTTCTTACATATTTTAACAGATATTATTGATGAAAAATATGATGAAAGAGAAAAGAACTTTTCTTGTCAAATGGCAATGAATCATATAGACGAACGTGATGCTGCACTATTTGTTAGTTTGTTAAGACAAGATTTAGATCTAGGACTAGAGCCTGAAACAATTAACAAAGTATGGCCTGGATTAATTATGGTGTATCCACTAAGTACACCAACAGTAGCAGATTATAAAACATTTCACAAATATCCAGCAGCAGTACAACCAATCAGTAGAGGTCTACGAGTTAATGTAATTGTTCATAAAGGATTAGTTAGTTACAAAGATAAAGAAGGTAACAATATTGAAGGTTGGAATATGTACGATGAGCAGTTTATTAATTTAGCACAAAACAATAGCACAGTATTTGATGGCCATGCAGTTGTGGCAAATGGAATAACTATTGTAGAAACTGACAATCAAAAAGTATTAGAAGCAGACCCAGAAAATGTTAAGTTTGTATTTTGGGATATTATACGTTATGATGGATTTGTAAAAGGTGAAGATTCACGTATAGGTTATAACTGGCGACATAATGGACTTGAGCATATGATTATGCTTGCATTTGATAAAAACAAAACACCTTGTTATGATATTGTAAAAGCTGACCTTGTTGGAAGTGATGAACAGTTAGAATTAACTGTTAAAAAGTTTGCAAATAAATGTGTTATAAAACGTTTAGATGGAACATGGATACGTGGAAACGATCCAACGCAAGTTATTTACGAGTCTTAATTTTCTTAATATATTGATTTCCAAAGTGGTCATATAATCCATCAAAGAACTGAAACTTACTAAATGCTTTACCAGTTCCTTTCATTCTATCTTTAAATCGTTGCCACCATGTTACTTTGGTTTTAATATGTACATCATATGTAATATATTGTATTTGCCCTACATGTTTGTAATATCCAAAGAATGGAACTCTAGTAACAAGATCATTATTGTTAACAAAACGATATGCCGCAATATCTTTAAACTGTTCGCCCCATGTTCTATCACCTACTTTTGGTGATCCATATGTATATAATTCTAAATCTGCACCCAATTGGTGAAATCTAGTAGCACATATAGTTGCCATTGCAGCTCCCAAACTATGTCCAGTAATTACTATTTTTTTAGTAGTTAGTTTTTTACCCAACCACTTAATAATTTCAGGATATAGTTTATCTAGTTCATGCTTAAACCCAGAATGTACTGTACCTGTTGTATCAGCACCTGCTGGCCAAGCCTTAATATCTGCTATTAAGTCGCCTATTTGAGCGCCTTCAGTGCCCCTAAAAGCAACGATCACATAGTCATGCATAACAATGCCATAACCTTGTGCGTTTTCTTTTTCAAAGAATTTAACACTTGAATGTTTTATTTTATTATCTTTTAGGAATTTAACTACCTCTGGTTTTTCGCCATATACTACTTTTGATATATCAATACATAGTTCTGCTAATTTCCAGTTTATTTGTTTGTTCATTATTTTTTAACCTTTGGATCGTTAACTAGTTTTTCTAGTCTATGTGTAGGTATGCGTGTATTGTAAATGTATCTCCATACTTTACCTCTGCCGTTATCAATTTCAAATATAGTTTCTCGCATGCCTATATTAATAATAGTAGCTCTTTCACCGTCAAGATATACTTCGTCACCCGGCTCAAACCCAGGTTTCATTTTCCAACGTATACTTGCTACAAAATCACCTACTAGTTCTTTAAACCATAGAACTATGATCGCGGTAACACCTAACCCAATTAATGGCTCTAAAAGCTGTGAAATTTCTAATGCTTGTTGTTCTAACATACTATAACTATTTATTTAAAATTGACAAAAATTGTTGACAAACAGACAATAATATACTATAATTACACTATTGAAATGAAAGGAGTTACCAATGAGTAATGAAAACAGTAATGTACCAGCAGTAACATTTATGGTACGAGTACCAGATCCTACAGCAGAAGGAAATGCTTGTGAAATTGTACCATCAACGTGGGCAGAGTTAACAACTGGTGAAATTTTTAATAACAAGAAAGTTATTGTGTTTAGTTTGCCAGGTGCGTTTACACCAACATGTAGCACGTTCCAATTGCCAGGATTTGAACAAGATGCACAAAAGTTTTATGATAAGGGTGTAGATGATATTTATTGTATTAGTGTTAACGATGCATTTGTAATGAATGCATGGCGTGACTCACAAAACTTAAAAAATGTTAAAATTATTCCAGATGGCAACGGCGATTTTACTAAAGGCATGGACATGGATGTCACATTTAATAATCGCGGCTTTGGTATTCGTAGTTGGCGTTATGCAATGATTGTTGATAACGGAACTATTACAAAAATGTTTGTAGAGCCAGGAAAAGCAATAGATTCAGATCCAGATCCATATGGTGAAACTTCACCTGATAATGTGTTTGCATCTCTACAGGAGTAATTGTTGAAAGTATTTAAATCGTCTATTGATAATTTTTTTAGATGGGTTAACTCTAGCGAATTAGTAGAGTTAACTGACATTGATGTAAATGAAGATCCAGTAAGACCTGAACTAGATGTAGAGTTTAGAACAAGTTATGGTAGAAAAATCTTTGGACTAAAATACAAAAATGATATAGAAGGTATTATATGTGTAGCATTTTGTAATGACTTACCACAAAGTGAACGAGAACTTGATTTAATTAGTCAAAACGCATATTTGCGTGACAATGCCAATATTGCAGTTGCGTACACAGTATGGTCACGTAAACGTGGCGCTGGTAAAGAAATTGTAGCAAAACTAAAAGAGCATATAAAAGAAAAAACAAACATTGAACGAATAGTTACATTATCTCCATTAACACCAATGGCAACACATTTTCATATAAGCAACGGTGCTAAATTAATACAACATAATGCAACTACTCAGAATTTTGAGTATAAGTTAGATAAATAGTATTTCATATAGGAAGAAACTATGGCATATAGCGAAAAAGTGCTAGACCATTACAATAATCCAAGAAATGTAGGTAAATTTGACCCCAATGAAGAGAATATCGGAACTGGTATGGTAGGTGCACCTGCATGTGGAGATGTAATGCGTTTACAAATAAAAGTAGATGACAATGGCATCATAGAAGATGCAAAGTTTAAAACATATGGTTGTGGAAGTGCAATTGCTAGTTCAAGTATGGTAACAACTATGCTTAAAGGTATGACACTAGACGAAGCACAAGAAATTAAAAATACAACAATTGTTGAAGAACTAGCATTACCACCAGTAAAAATTCACTGTAGCGTATTGGCAGAAGATGCCATTAAAGCCGCAGTAAGAGATTACGGCGATAAAAAACAAAAAATAAACGCAAAACCGGTTGACATAACTTAGTTTTGTGTTATCATAAATAACATGTAACGTTGAAACTTGACTCAACGCATTTCAGGACCTCGGGGCAGTACCGAGCAGCTCCACCATAAACACATCTAGATGAGATATTGAATCACTGCTTGGGTGTGCTTATGATGGGGCTGAAACAGGTTCGACTGGAAGGTTAGTAGGTAAGCGGAGTTATCGGGATCTAAGCACCGTTATCGCGAAGAAAATTTATAATTGCAAACGCAAATTATGAGCCAGAAATGGCATTAGCGGCTTAGTTTTAAGCACGTAGGGGTTTTGTAAGTTGAGCCTGGCAACAGAATCAACTTACAACTAGATTATAATTAATATATTTTAGTATAAAAATAAAAATAATAGGAAAAACTATGAAGAAGACTATAATTACAGCGGCATTAGTTGTCGCTTTAACTGGCGCGGCACAGGCCGACGACTATGACAACACATCAATATCAATGGCGGCTGAATCGGCAACTATGGGTATTTCATTGTCAACAAACGATACATCTAGATCAATTGATGTTTATACAATGGGCAGAAGTCTAGATCTTGGAGCAGGAGTAAGTGATAACGGAACTAACCGTGATTATAGCCTATCTGCTGGAAGAACTATGGACATCATAAACGTAGGTCCTGTAGGAACATACGTTGATGGCGAAGTTGAATACAATTGGGGTGATACGTTTACTAAATCAGAAATGCACTTTACTCCAACATTAGGTGGTAAAATGGACCTAGGTATCATTAGCCCATATGCTGAAGTAAATTACTTATTAAAGTCAGTTGAAGGTGACTTCACAAGCATTGATAAAGTAAATCCAACAATGACTTTTGGTACAAAAGTTGCGTTGACTACTTCTACTTCATTGAACGCTAAATTAACTAATTCACTTAACAGTGATTGGAAATCTACGGACAAAGAAGTTAGTGTAGGACTTACAGTTAAGTTTTAAATTTAACAAAAGTAGGTTAAAAAGGTCGCTTAATGCGGCCTTTTTTTATGGTCGACAAATCATAATAAATGTTATAATATAGATAATACGGACCCGTAGCTCAGTTGGATAGAGCGTTGGTTTGCGGAACCAAAGGCCAGGAGTTCGAATCTCTTCGGGTCCGCCAAAATAATTTTACAATTCTGTAAAAAAGGTATTGACTTAGATATCCGTTTATCGTATAATGTATGCATTGTTGTTGGAAATAGTCAATTTCATAAACATAGTATATTACGATTTAGCATAACAACTAAACAGTATATATAAGATAAAAAATAGTTGACAGTAATGTGACTATTGTGTTATACTAATAACACTAAAACAAGGAAGAGCGGATATGATTAGTAGTAGACAAATTGTGGAAATCATCAAAGATGAAATGAACAGAGAAGAAAACAGCCAAGAGATCCGTATGGCACTGAAAAAAGTTAAGGAACGTATTGAAATTTTGGAAGAAATTGATTATGTGAATACTGTTAAATCGCCTATGTATAATGAAGAACAGGTGAAGCAACAAAGTAAAGCAAAAGCAAAAGCAACTGAAGAATTTGAGAAATTTTTTAAATAATGACAGAGTTTAGCGAGATAACTAATAAAATTGAAGTATCACAAGAATTAATAGAGGTGTTCAAAAGCCGTATCAAGCCAAGTGCTACTGGACACCTTTATACTACAATTAGTACGCTCGAACAATATATAACAGAACTTGAAAAACAACTAGACGCAATAGAGAAGTAAAATGCGATTCAAAGACATAAAAATGTTAGACCAAGGTAAGCCTCACGTAAATGGTAAGCAGGCAATTATTGACTTTGGCAAATATAAACTAAGCATAATCTGTAATGACATGTCATATGGTGGCAAATCAGGCATGTACGAAGTAGGTGTGTTTAAAGACTGGGGAACAGAAGAAGAAAAACTATGTGAACTCCCAGGTATCACAACAGAAGGCGACACAGTCGCTGGATATCTAACTGCATCAAATCTAGATGCAATACTCCAAAAAATGTATTTAATTACAGCAGAGGAACCAATACAAATTTAAACAGTTTTGGTCTCCTTAGCTCAGCTGGATAGAGCAACGGCCTTCTAAGCCGTAGGTCGAGGGTTCGAATCCTTCAGGGGACGCCAATGCTCGCATGATGGAATTGGTAGACATAACAGACTTAAAATCTGTGGCCATATGGCGTCCCGGTTCGAGTCCGGGTGCGAGTACCAAATATATAGGTGTAGTGTTAATGGTAGCACGTTGGATTCCAAATCCAAAAGTCAGGGTTCAAATCCTTGCACCTATGCCAAATATACTCTTGTAGCATAGCGGTCTAATGCCACCCGCTCATAACGGGTCGATCACAGGTTCGAATCCTGTCGGGAGTACCAAGAAAGAAAAAGGAATGGAAAGTAGCATAACGGTAATGCAGTTGTTTTTGGTACAAAAGATTATAGGTTCGAATCCTATCTTTCCAGCCAATAAAAGGATAGTCAATGTATAAAGTAACAGCATGGTTTAAAGATAAAAAAATATCACAAGAATTTCACAATGTACTTGATGCTATTGAATATAGAGATGATGTGGACGCACATTATCCAACAAAGGTAATATTTAGAAAGGTAATATCAATGAGAGAATTTATTTACAACAGTTGGAACGTAGTTATGGATCATGAAAAGAATCCACTATGTAACATTCCAGATTTCAGCACACGGCACATGATTATGCAAGTATTAGCATGGATGTGGTGTATTGTATTTGCTATTATTGTAGGTAGCATGTGGGCAGGAGTGTTTAGTATGATGCTACACACACTATTGCTTGGTGCAATTGCAATTACAGTAGCAACATTTGAAACTGCCAAACGTAAGCCACAATATTTTGGTGGATATGGTCGCGGTAACGGTGGCGAACATGAATGATAAATAACTATCAAAAAAGATTACATTAGTAATATCAACGATGGAGGGTTATGAAATTATACAAAAATTTTATAGCACACGAATCACAACCAAAAAAGACAAGTATAGGAAACACACATTCACGAACAAAATTCAGTTCTATGAACAAAAGCAAAAAACGTTCTTATAAAAAATATAAAGGACAAGGTAAGTAATTATGGGATTTAAACCAGCAACAAAGGTACAAAAGCCATTAAACCTTAAACGTTCTTTAAATGGAATTGAAATAAAGCCAACACTATTCATATCAAAAAATGGTAAAAAGAAGATGGCTGGAAGTATAGATGGTGAAATAATTGTGGATAAAGATGGTAAAGTACTATCTTTACAACATATAAAGCACAACGGAATACTTTGATAAATACTTGACACAAGTATAATTCCAGTGTAAACTAATAAATAATATAGTAATATCACTAGGAGATTCCTATGAATCTGCTATATTACAATGTGAGAAGATTCTCACAATAGACTATATAATATAAAAAGGAGATCAATATGATTGAATGGATTAAAGATAGACTAAGCGAACGTACATCTTGGGATGGCGGCGCTCTAATTGCCGTAGGAGTTATTACACTTTTCTTTAGTGCAATTATTCCAGTAAACTTATTAGCCTGGGCAGCCATTGTATATGGTGCTTGGACATTGTTGAAAAGCGAATAAGTTAAATGCAATTTGATTTTAAAGTAGAGCAAGTCGCAGAACTATTGCCACGTGTTAATGGCCTTTTATGGCATGATGCAATGCAGAGAGTTTTGCCCAAATGGAATATCAATACTGTTGAAAGAGTTGCAGGGTTTATAGCCCAAACGGCTCACGAATCAGGTGGATATACCGTTCTAACTGAGAATCTAAATTACAGTGCCGAAGCACTGGATAAGATTTTTCCAAAGTATTTTAAACGAGCAGGACGAAATGCAAAAGATTATCATAGGCAACCTGAGAAGATTGCAAATGTAATTTATGCAGGTCGTATGGATAATGGTGATACAGATAGTGGAGATGGCTGGCGCTTTCGAGGTGGCGGCATTCTTCAGTTAACTGGTCGCTATAATTATACACAATTTGGTAAAGCAGAAGATATGAGTGCAGAAGAGGCCACAGAGTTTGTTCGCAGTCCTATTGGAGCGTTAGCAAGTGCATGCTGGTTTTGGAATACAAATAACATTAATAAGTACTGTGATGCCCAAGATATTGTTGGGATGACAAAACGTATTAATGGGGGAACTATTGGACTAGAAGATCGCAAAAAACATTACGCACATGCGTTAGAAGTGTTAGGTGGACATTATACTCCACGTGAAACTTATGAAACTGTGCGTGTTGGATCTCGAGGTTCAACAGTTGCAAAATTACAAGAAGCACTAGGAATTGGTGCAGACGGTATTTTTGGTAAAGGTACAGAAGCATCACTTAAAGAGTGGCAAAGCTCAAAAGGCCTAGTTGCTGACGGTGTTGCTGGTCCTAACACATTAGGAATCTTATTTAAAGAGTAATGGAAAAGAACACTACGCCTATTAATAAACATAGTGATACATGGTGTCCAATTCCATTTAATGCTATTAGCTTTCATCCTACAGGAAGATTAACTCGTTGCATGATGAGTGAAACTGCAATGGGTGAAAGCTATGATAGTGAAGAATTACAAGCCTTACGTCAAGATATGCTTGACGGCAAGTGGGATAAAGAAGGTTGTGAAACTTGTTACAAGAAAGAACAACATGGAAATATTAGCCAAAGACAGAAATGGCTATTAAAAGATCCAAATAAATTTAAAAACCAAGACGGATATAACAATCCACAAGTAACAGGTAATCCTGTAAATCACATGTTCATTAATTACAGTAATATCTGTAATTTTAAATGCAGAATGTGTAGTCCTTTATACAGTAACGGTCTTATACCAGAATTTAAGCGTCTAGCATCATTAAATATAGTTCCTAACAAATATGATCAAAATCCTGGTGTTAAGAATATAAATTCTACCAACAGTTATTTAAAAAACAATCCAAGTAAATTAGATAGTGTAACAAGTATCTGGATTACAGGCGGAGAGCCGTTTATGGATAATAGTGTTTATGACCTCATGGATATATTAGATGAAAATGATAGATCACGAGAAGTAGACATGTGTGTTACTACAAATGGTTCAAAGGTTGATCTTAATAAATTACAAAGATGTGAAACATTAGATAATTTTATACTTGATTTAAGTCTTGATGCTCCTAATCATATGTTTGAATATATGCGTAGTGCAGGTGCATTTACTTGGACTGAAATGGAAAGATTATTAGACGAGTTAAAATATTTTAGAGAGTTAAATAGTAGTTGGTTTAAATTGCATTTAAATTCTAGCATACAAGCATATAACTTTGATACTATATTAGATTTTGATAAATTATGTAACGAACACAACACTAGTAACAATTCAAGACAACTAGTAAACCCAAGAGAATTTAGAACTGATGTATTACCAATGGAAATGCGACAGGCAGAAGTAGAAAAATTAGAAAAATACAATGTGAATAATGATGTAAATTCTGCAAGATTAAAAAGAACATTAGAAGATGCACGTTTAAATTTATTAAAGCCACAGGCAGATATAGAACAGATTAAAAAGTTTGTAAGAAGAACAGTAGAAACAGACAAGTATAGAAATATGCATTTGTATGATTATCATAAAGAATTAGGTGACTGGGTTTATAGCACTTATAACAAATACTTTTCTTGACAAATAGCATAATTTACGCTATAATATAAAAACAATAGATTTACTTTGGAGCGTAAAATGTCAATGCATCTTCTAGGACCAGAAATGTCCACTACTCAATACAGTCGTAAGAAAAACAAAAAACCAATGACTGTAGCCAAACTAGAAAAACTAAAAGTACAATGGCGACAACATAACAAAGAATGTCGTAGAAAACATATTCATGCCGCACAGTTTGAGAAGTTTGAAGACTATGTTGCATATGTAAGTGGAACATACAAAGCACCAAAACGAGATTACAAGCCTGCTCCATATCAACCCCCACAACTTAATAGAGAAACACCAGATTATCCTAGCCTTAGTAATAATATTGGCGGGTCAACTGCAAAGAAAGAATCTATGAAATATACAGGTGAGCGTAAACTTGTAGGTATTGCTACAATGCACAAAAGTAACATGGTTCCTATTTTTGAAGATAATAAAGAAGAAGCAATTGAGATTGCACGTATGAGACGTTAATGACAAAAGTTTGGAGTGTAACTATCAAAGGAAAAAATGATACAGTTGTAATGACTGATGAACAAGCAATGATAGTTAAAATGAAGTTTATGCCAGACATTGATATACACGATTTAACTACACTACATGGACTAACACCAGAATACTTACACAAAATAGAACGAAATAAATCTTTTGAAGGCGAAGATAAAAGTCTACTTTGGATGAAAAACAGTTTAGAAATGGGCGTATATGGCGGCTGGCCAGGCGAATTTGAGAAAGCAGTTTGGGAATATCAAGACCTAATTGACATGAAATAGGTTGACAAAAGCAAGAACTCTTGCTATAATATACACATAATGTTAGAAAAAAGAGGAATAAAGTTGGAAGATAAAATCATACTTACAGATTGCGATGGTGTACTACTTGATTGGGAAAGTGCGTTTCATAAATGGATGGAATCACATGGACATGTTAAAGTAGCACATGGAATGTACGATATAAGTCAGCAGTATGGGTTTGAGAAAGCTCAAGGTAAACAACTAATTAAAATATTTAATGAAAGTGCTTGGATGGGCTATTTAAAAGCGTTCCGTGATGCACGAAGTGGTGTTGCTAAACTATATGAACACGGATATCGTTTTCATTGTATTACTAGTTTAAGTTTGGATAAGAAAGCAATACGTTTGCGAAAGTACAACTTAGAGAATGTATTTGGTAAAGGTACATTTAAAGAAGTACTATGTTTGGATACTGGTGCAGACAAAGACGAAGCATTGGCACCATATGTTGGAAGTGATGCATTTTGGATCGAGGACAAACTCGAAAATGCAGAGTGTGGGGCTAAGTTAGGATTAAAAAGTATTCTACTAAAACACGATCATAACAAAGATGAAGTCTTAATGGACGGAATAAAAATGGCAGGCAATTGGGCCGATATAGTTGACATGATTGTCAACAGTTAATTTATTCTTCGTCTCCGTAAATAGTTAGAACTTCAGTAACAGCGACATGTCGTTCAACATCACCTTTGGTAAAGCTGACAACTCCAATTATATCACTACCTCTTTGTTCTAGTAGTTTTACGAAATTTTTAAGACCGTTGTCTTCGAATCCACGGTCGTGTTGTGCTAAGTCTCCTGTTACAATAATTTTAGAATTCTCGCCAATGCGTGTTAATAACATCTTCATTTGAGATGGTGTCGCATTTTGCATTTCGTCTGCTATAATCCAAGAATTCTTAAAAGTTCTACCACGCATGTATGCCAGTGGTGCAATCTCAATAATGTTCTCATTAATCATATGTTCGATTGTGCTTGGTGACCAATATTCTTCCATTACGTCAAATATAGGTCTTGTCCATGGTGCCATTTTTTCTACTAGTGTTCCTGGTAGAAATCCATGTTGTTCATCAACACTGACAGCAGGTCGTGTAATTACAATTTTACTACATAAGTTTGAATTGTATGCGTCGATAGCCGCTAACACGCCTAGCAATGTTTTACCTGTACCAGCAGGTCCCATTGCAAACACAATGTTACGTTTTTCATCGTCAAGAAGCTCTACATAATCTTCTTGTGCGAGATTACGTGGAACAATTTGTACATGTCTTTTTCTGTGTGCGTTGAGTTGGACTATCTTATCCTGTGAATGTTCTTGTTGATATTGTTGTTTTTTTGTTTTTCGAGCTCGTTTAGCCATGTGTTCTCCTATTTGGATGCTTGGGCCCTTTACTGCCTGCTCATAAGTATTTAATAATATATGGTATAAGTTAACTTAGTACTAAAAGAATAAAATAGTTGACACTACGAACCAACTGTCATAAATAAGTATATATTAAAGGAATTCACAATGGATCAAAATTATATTTTAAACAACCTAAGAGCAAACACTAGTAGAGATAGTGCATTAGAAACACTAATGGACTTTGAACGTGTAATGGATACTGCTAACATTTATGCATACAAAAACTGGATGGAAGGCGAAATTGTCGAAGGTCCACATATTGATAGATATTGGGTAACAGTAACATTAATGTATCATCAAGCACAAATGCCAGATCCAGAAGGTGCAATGCGTTTAACAAAAAATGGTTGTAAAGTATATTTTGCAGAAGAAGAATACATTACGGCAGCTAAATTAAAAAGTCCAGACGACAGTGAAGGACAAGACAATGCGGACGGTAAAAGACCAGGTCAATCACGTGCTAAAAGAGTTATTAAGCCTGTTTGGCTAGTAACAATAGTAATGCCTAGAAAATACATGGACGATGTAGAGTCTAGCAAATTACGTGTAGATGACCAAGACATAAACAGCGGTGCAGTAGAACAAGCATACACAGATGAAATATCAGCAGACAAAGAACCAGGATTAGACTTATGAGCATACAACAAAACGACTTAATTGACTTAATACAATCAACATTTAGTGTTGATCAATACAAAAGCAAAGTAGGTGATGATAAAAATGTTGTTGTAGTTGCATTTGATATTAAAGACGGTGATCCTGCTAAAGATTTAAGTCAATTTATTGAATCAGGACATGACACTATTGATGTAGATGTGTCACCAGGTCCAGACAAAGAAGGAAACTATAAAGTATTTGTTGAGTTAGAAAGAAATAGTAAATTGTTTGAAACAATTGATGCTATACTAAAAGATATAACTCGTGTAGATGAATCAGCAAATAGTTTTATGTTTAATGCATATAAAAGTGACATGCCAGCAAAATGGAGTAAAGAAAACTTTGAAGAAAGTGTTTACACAAGCAGTTACGATTACACAATTGCTACTGATCCAGAAGCACATGCTATAACAGAACGCATTAAATTCTTAAACAAGTATTAATGGCGAAACAAGAAGCAGTTAAATTACAAGGAACAGTTTTAGATTCGCTACCAGGTGCTTTTTTCAAAATAGAACTAGAAAACGGGCACATTGTCACTGGTATTATCAGTGGGAAGATAAGAAAAAACAGAATCAGGGTTTTACCCGGAGATAAAGTTGACGTAGAAATGTCACCATACGATTTAGAAAAAGGTCGTATAACATTTAGGTACAAATAAAATGTTTATATTAGGAAAACTTAAGACATATTTAATCCTTGCAGCCGTATTGGGTGCAGTAGGATTTGGTGCGTGGAAATATTATACATACACACAAGAACAAATTCGTGTATATGCCACAAACGCCGCAACTGCCGAACAGGCAGTAGAGTCAACACAAGCCGCACTTGACTCAGTACAAAAAGATTTAGAACAAGTGCAGAAACAATTTAATGAGGTGACAGAAGAGTTCGGTAATGCTCAAAAACGTGTCGATACACTAGAAGAAAAATTGAGCGAACACGACTTAGGTCAACTTGCACAAGCCAGACCTGGATTAGTTGAAAAAATAATCAACAGTGCCAGCAACGAAGTAGGCAGGTGTATGGAGATACTAAGTGGATCACCATTAACGGAGAAGGAAATAAATGCAACAAAGCCATCAAAAATCAACAGTGAGTGTCCTGATATTGCTAACCCTAACTATGTTCCTAGGTAGTTGTTCTACTTTAACACCAAACGTAGTTTCATACAAATCAGAACCAATTGAAAAACCAGCATTAGTACTACCTGACACATCTGTGTTGGAATTAAGAAATTCAGACTGGAATATCATTACACCAGAAGAACTCAATGGTATATTTGATAAACTAAAAAAAGACGGTGAACCTGTAGTTATATATGCATTAACTACTGAAGGGTATTCACAACTTTCTTTGAATTTTGCTGATATACTTAAATTAGTATCACAACAAAAAGCAATAATCGAAGCATACAAAGAATATTACGAACAAACAGAAAAAAATATCAATGAACACAACAGTAAAGCAAATACTCCTGTCGAAAGTTCAGAATCACTTCTCGACAAAATCTTTTAAAAACACTAGCGTTTAAGGCTCTTCGTTATGTCAATAAATACTACGATGAAGAAGTTTAAAAACCCTTGGTTTATTCTTGGCCTAGAACCAGGTGCTACTTTAAAAGAGGTCAAACTAGCATATAAAAGATTAGCTCTTAAAAATCATCCTGATAAGGGCGGTACTATTGCTGACTGGCTTTCTATAAGTGATGCATATGAATCTATAACAGAAAAGAAACATATACCTATAGTAAAGTCAACAGATACACAAATGATAGATTTGCCACTTACTATTGAACAACAGATTAATGGAGTTAACGATTATGTTGAAATTGACGATTTATACTTAAAAGTAAATATTCCACCCGGTGTTTTAGCAGGTGATAAGTTTAAAATAACTGATAAGCGAAAAAAATATATAATAAATGTGAAAGAAAAGGCAAATAAAGTCTTTACAAGATCAGGAAATAATATTATAATGTATAAGACTTTAGACGTTATTGATGTAATGAAACTGAATTCGTTTATGATTATTACACCAACAGGAGAACGAGCTGAAATACAAATACCACCAGATACAGTAACAGGTAGTATTATTGTATTAAAGGGACACGGTCTTTTGAATAGAAAGAGTAAAAGAAAGGGAAATTTAAGGATACATATTAAGGTATCCATACCATACTTAAATAGTACTAACATGGAAGAATTTATAACGAGGTTAAGGACAAATGACTGATATAGAAAAAATTGTAATCACTGCTATTAATTTAGCAAAAAAATTAAAACACGAATATGTAACAATAGAACATATTGCGGCAGTTCTCTTAGATGATCCACATATTCAAGCAATGTGTTACGAAGTAAATGCAGACTTTGAACAATTACAAATTGCACTAGTAGAATACTTAGAAAAAGAATGTGCAGAATTAGTTAAAAATGGAACTGAAGAACCTAATCCATATAAAACACAAATGTTAGAACGTGTGTTTAACAGAGCATTAACACAAGCATTATTTCAAGGTAAAAAACATCTTAACCAATTAGATCTAGTATTAAGTATACTAGGTGAAGAAAACAGTATAGCAGCTCAATACTCTGAACAATTAGGACTTAATAAAAACAAAGTTATTAAATGGATGCAAGACGCAAATCAGCAAGAGCATGAACAAATATTTGGACCTGCTGATGGATTGAATGATCCACGCCGAGCAACTGGAATGACACCAAGAGATGTATTGGCACAGTTTTGTACTAACATGAACGAGGCATATGATGAATATGATGACTTAATTGGACGTAGAAGTGAATTAAAAGATTTAGTACAAACAGTAGCACGTAAGAAAAAGTCTAATGCTATTTTAACAGGTGGCAGTGGTGTTGGTAAAACAGCAGTTGTACAAGGACTAGCAAAACTTATTGTAGAAGGACATGTTCCTGATATTATTAAAGACAAAGTTGTATGGGAATTAGATATGACTAAGTTAGTAGCTGGTACAAAGTATAGAGGTGATTTTGAAGAACGCATGAAACAGTTAGGCGAAGCATTAATACAAGAACCTAACATTATTTTATTTGTAGATGAGATACATACAATCATTGGTGCAGGTAGTACAAATGGTACTATGGATGCAGGTAACATGTTAAAGCCAGCGTTAAGCAATGGTAAACTAAAAGTAATTGGTGCTACAACAGATGAAGAATATAGAAAAGTATTTGAAAAAGAAACAGCACTAGCACGTAGATTTACAAAAGTTGTAGTAGATGAACCTAATACAAAAGACGCAAAAGAAGTTGTATACAATTCTTTAGTATCATATGAAGCATTTCACGATGTTACTATTAGACCAGAAGCAGCAGATCTTTCAGTTGAATTAAGTAATCAATATATCTTTAACAAAAAACTTCCAGATAAAGCATTTGATATTATTGACAGAGCATGTGCATTTAATAGAATATTACCACCAGAAGAACGATTAGACATATTAGGTGAAGATGAAATTAAAGCAGAGGTGGCAAGATTAACTGGTATTCCAAAAGAACATTTAGGAAAAACAGATGATAAAGAAACTGCAAACAAGCACAGTGAAGTAAGAGAATTTTTAGAAAGTACTGTATTTGGTCAACAAGTGGCAATTGATTGCGTAGTTGATAGTATTACAGTTAGCATGGCAGGTCTTAAAGATCCTATTAAACCTATTGCAAGTTATTTGCTTACAGGACCAACTGGTGTTGGTAAAACAGAACTTGCTAAACGTTTAGCACAATCAATGAGTATGAAACTATGTAGATACGATATGGCAGAATATCAAGAACGTCATACAGTGTCAAAACTAATTGGTTCACCTCCAGGTTATGTAGGACACGCAGATGGTAAAGCAGGAGATGGATTACTTATTAATCAATTAGAAGATAATCCAAATTGTGTACTGTTACTTGACGAAGTAGAAAAAGCACACCCAGATTTAATGAGTGTATTGTTAAGTTTATTAGACGAAGGTACAATTACAAGTAGCACAGGTAAAGTAGTAAGTGCCAAGAACGCTATTATTATTATGACAAGTAACCTTGGAGCCAGAGATGCTGCAATTAAGAGCATTGGCTTTAATGAAGAAACATATAATGCAAAAGCAGTAGATGACGCAGTAAACAATTATTTTGCACCAGAGTTCCGTAACAGACTAGACGGTGTTGTTAAGTTTAATTCTTTAACAAGAAACGACATGAAGCGTATTGTTATTAAGTTCTTAGGTGAACTTGAAACATATGTAGAAGGTAGACATATTGTAATTAATTGGGGTCCTGAACTAGTAGCAATGCTAGAAGATAAAGGATACGATCCGGCAATGGGTGCAAGACCGTTAGCAAGACTAATCAATGAAACTGTAAAACTTCCGTTAGCAAAATATTTACTTGATAATAACAAAGATTATACATTGGACATTGATTGGAAAAAAGATAAGTTAACAATTAATGCAAAATAACGAAATAACAATTTTACCTACAGAAACTGTATTTTACAGAGAATTTGATACACGTATCAAACTGATAAAATTGCCTCGTAAATTTCATTTCAATTATGGTAGATTTGATGATAAAGGCAATTCTAGATTTAGGGTAGTAAAAATATATAGAAGTAGACATGAATATGATTGTAATCTTTACACATCTAGTCTTGATATTATACAAAACATACTAACTGATCCCGAACTGCAAGTAACAGAAATAACACAACCTTTAAACGACACTCACAGAGAATTGTTACATAAACGTGACAGAAAAGTAGTTATCCGCAACAAGTTATGGTTTAACAGATACAAGCATAAAATATCAGCATGGCATAATTGGGACAAACCAACAACCCGTGATGAAAGTTTAACTATGATTAAATGGGTATACGAACATTTTCCCAAAGGTGAAAATAGAGTTGTATCAACCTCATATGGTTCATATTTTGGTAGTACTAGAGTAGTACAACCACCAACAATCTTTACAAATAGCGAAGATACTATGATGTTATTCAAATTAGCATATGGCGACATGCTTCGTATGACTATGGAAACCTGTATCACGCTTCAAGAACTCGATAATTGATAAATACTTGTAAGATTAAAGGAGATTATTAATGTCTAGTTCTAATATAGTTCTAACAAATAAAAACGAACTTTCATATACAAGTGACCCTGTTAAGGGCGACGGTTACTATGGATTTGCTGATGGTTTACATACTATGAGTTTTCATGTAAGTAACTTTACTGGGAGAATTCACCTAGAAGCAACAATTGTAGAACAACCAGCAGAATCTGATTGGTTTCCTATTGATTTAGATAGTATTACACCTTATTTACAATTTACTGCACAAACTACTACCAAAGGTACAAGTTTTGAAGGTAATTTTGTTTACTTACGTGTTAAGGTTGACAGATCATATTTAGGTGCAGGATCATATGATGCTGCATTACACGGCGCACTTGATAAAGTAGTCGTACTAATATAAAGGAGAAATACACTTGGCAATTAAAGCATTCAGTGGCGGTATACAACAGTTCCCTATACCAGATTTCGTTTTAACGGAAAGCATTGCTGATGGCGATATTTTAGTTTATAGAGATATAGACAAAGCCTTTCACAATGAAACAGGTAATTTTACAACATTAGCAGAAGTTAATGCCTTAATAGCAAACATTAACAGCGGTGGTAGTATTGATTTAAGCGATTATGTCACAACCACAGCATTAGCAACACAGGTAGCAACACTTAACACATCAATTGGAACTAAAGCAGATACTACATATGTAGATGCTCAAATAGCCGCTATACCTGGCACAGATTTAAGTAATTATGTAACCAATGCATCATTGGCAGGTACAATAGCAAATTACGACTTGTCTTCAGAAGTAACAAGCAAGATTAATACTGCAATTGCAAACGCTTCATTTTTTGATGGTGATTATAATAATCTTACTAATACTCCAGTAATTCCAGATTTAACAGGATATGCAACACAGACTTGGGTACAAAATCAAATAGCAAACACAACACTTGGTTCATTGTCTGATGTAAGCAGTACTGCACCAAGCACAGGTCAAGTACTTAAATGGAACGGTACAACATGGGCACCTGCAGCAGATGTTACATCTGGCGGAGGCGGAACTGATGCAGACACATTAGATAGTCAAGATGGCACTTACTATTTAGATTATAATAATTTTACTAACACACCAACATTATTTGATGGAGCATATGGCTCTTTAACTGGTGCACCAACTATACCAGCAGACATAAGTGATTTAACTGATACAACAAATTTATTAACTGGTGCAGCTTATACTGATGCTAGTGTTGATACACATCTTAACAGAAGTTCAGCAACAACGAATCAAGTATTAAGTTGGAGTGGAACAGATTATGCCTGGGTTGCTCAAACAGGTGGCAGTGGTGGAGCAACTACATTAGGTGGATTATCAGACGTAAGTAGTACATCTCCAACAAATGGTCAAGTACTTAAATGGAATAGTACAAATTCAGAATGGGAACCAGCAGTAGATGCCACTTCGGGTGTTGGCGGAAGTAGTTATGCCACAGAAGCATATGTAGATCAAAAATTATTAGAACGTGGTGAACACTTTAGTGGTGACTATAATGATTTAACTAATGCACCAACATTGTTTAGTGGAAACTTTGTAGACTTAAATGGTAAGCCAACTACAATTGCAGGTTATGGAATTACAGATTCACCAGATAGCCTTTTAGATTTAAATATAGTAGATGGTACAAATGGACAAGTATTAACAACAGACGGTTCAGGAAACTTTACATTTACAAATGCAGGATCATTTAACGGTGATTATAATTCATTAATTAACTTACCTAATTTGTTTAGTGGTAACTATAATGACCTAGCAAATCAACCTTACATTCCAAGTATAGCAGGATTGGCTTCAACAACATATGTTGATAATAAAGTACAAGAACCTAATGTAAGCAAATATGTAAAAGTATCTAATGTAGTATTAGCACAACATGATAATTTTGTTATGTCAATAGAAACAACAGATGCAACTCCAACAGAAGCATTATTAACTACTGGAAGCAGAATAGTAGTTGACGATGATAGTACAGTTATGTATAAAGTACACATAATTGGTGCAGATGGAACTGATAATTATGGTATTAAATTACAAGGTATTATTGATAGAACTAGTGGAACATTAGCATTAATTGGTACTCCAAGTAAAGAAACCCTAGCAGATACCACAAGTGATACGTGGTCAGGTAGCGTTTCTGCTGATACTACAAACAATAGTTTAAAGATTTTAGTCACAGGCGAAGCATCAAAAACAGTAAATTGGACTATTTTTGTTGAACAAAACGTGGTAAAAAGATAGAATTTAGATAAATAAAAGTAGTGCAACAGCACAGAACTTTAAAAATAAACATTATTAGGAGAATATATAATGGCAACAAGAAATCCAGCAAACGAAATTGAATTCGGTAAATTCAACTACGGTGCAACAATTACTTCATGGACTATCACAGCAGCAGCAGACGTTTCTGCAGAAGTTAATCCAGGTGAAGAAATGGAAGCAATTCTAGAGTGTGTAGCTCAAAAAGGTACAGTAATTGGTCTTTCTGATCACGCAACAGGTGGTACTGTATTTACAGTAGCAGTTGAAAACAGCTCATGGGCTGACGCTTCAGAACTACAAACGGCTCTACAAGCATTATCACTAGCAACTGCCGGTGCAATGACAGTAGCGTAAGTTACTTAGTTAATACAATTTAAAGAAAACCCAGTTTTAGAAATAGAACTGGGTTTTTTTATGACCAATATTATAAATTGGATAAATACAATTATACAAGGAGATACAGATAATGGCAAACACAGATTTAAACAATGACGGTAAAATATCATGGATGGAAGCATTTCCATATTGGTTTGATAGATTACGTTTATTCCCTCGTGCATTTATTAGTATGTACATTTATTTACTATACAGAGTAACAGAATGGTTTATGGCACTGCCAGACCCAAGTATGCCACAAGCAGGATTAGTTAGTGTTGTAGTTGGAGCAGGTGCGGCATGGTTTGGTCTCTATGTAAACAGTACTAGTGAAAACGATCAAAAGATCGTAGTGCAAACTGATACTTCCACTTCAGGAACCCGTGCTAGTTATAGCGGTTCAGCAAGTGCAGAAGCAGATTATTCTACTAAAAAGAGCAAATACTAAATGTATCAACATCATATATTATTAAAAACAGCAGAACCTTTAGACAGTGAAACTGCAATGGACTGGTTGGGAATTTGCAAACGTTTCGCACCAGAGGGAGTTGTTTTCTCATATAATAAAGTAGTAAATGATCACGTAGAAGTTGCTATGGAATACGGCACAGATGATAACTGTCCTGAATTCCCACACACATACATAGTTCCACTAACAAGAGATTTAACCCAAGAAGAAACTGCAATAGTTGTTGCGGCTTGGGATTATAAATTTATTCCTGATTTTAATATTGAAATATCAAACATGTACGATGAAATGCAAGACGTAGAACTTGATATAGATCCTGAAATAGTAGAAAGTGCTACAATAGATTTAAACAAGTGGCATCACAATAGATGGCGTGATGAAATGCTTAGAGAAGGATGGCACTATGGATTGTATTTTAGCGAAAGTAAAAAATCACACCCAGCTCTTAGAGATTGGGATTCATTACCAGAAAGTCATAGACGCAGCCCGCAATTTGATAACAAAGAAATATACGAATGGCTTCGTAAAAACGGCGTCAAATAACAGGTTGACATAGCACACTAACCTTGCTATAATATATACATAATTTTACAATTAGAGGTATATATGGTAGGCAAAGTAGGTTTCGCGTGTAAGTATTTGCACCCCGATCAAACACAAAAGAAAAAGATACTTGAAGAAATTCAAAGACCTCTAACAGAAAAAAGCACAACTATTCGTTGGCTTAATGAACAACATAAAGATGTAGCAGAACAGCGTTTGTGGGATATTATGGTACATAATACACAAGCAGTTTACAATCTTGTAGAGTATGTAGGTAATCTTCCAGAGAATCAACGCATGGTACGTTTAGGCAGTAATCAATTACCAGCCGCAACACACCCAGACTGGAGTTGGTATTGGAAACGAGCAGATGTAGTAGATTACGCATCTAAGCATTATGCAAGAGCAGGTGAGCTTGCACGACAATTAGGTGTGCGTCTTAGTATGCACCCAGGTCAGTTTGTTGTACTAGCAAGCGATACACCAGAAATAGTAGAACGCAGTATAGAGGAGTTTGAATATCATGCGGATATCATCAGGTACATGGGTTACGGTAAGGAGTGGCAAGACTTCAAGTGTAACGTCCACATCTCCGGTAGACAAGGTCCAGCCGGTATCAAAGCCGCACTTCAACGATTGTCTCCAGAAGCACGAAACTGTATTACTATCGAAAATGACGAAAACGCATGGGGCCTTGATGCCTCACTCGAACTTGAAAAGGAGGTAGCACTAGTTGTCGACATACACCACCACTGGGTTCATAGCGCCGGAGAATATATTACTCCAAGCGACGACCGTATTAAACGTGTCATTGATAGTTGGCGGGGCGTTCGTCCTGCTTGTCATTATAGCGTTAGCCGTCAAGCTCTTTTGGAAGGACACCCAATAGATGTCAAGCCAGATTACAAAGCACTAATTGAACAAGGTTACAAAAAAGCAAAACTAAGAGCACACAGTGATCTTATGTGGAATACTGCCGTAAACGAATGGGCTGGTACTTTCCGTAAAGACTTTGACATTATGGTAGAAGCAAAAAGCAAAAACTTAGCAAGTATACCATTTGAGGAATCCACAAATTGAATAAAATAATTAATTTTTTTAAACAAAGCTATGCAAACGATCGCATGGCTTTTTACGCAGAAATAGTAGAAACAACAGTTCTTATTATAGCAAGTGCAGTATTAAGTTTTACAATACTTGATCCTGCTACAACAATATTCGTTCCACTGTACCTAGTAGGAAGTATACTAGCAGTATTCAGTACATATAGACGTGGAAGTAGTGCTATTGTGTTATGCACATGGTTTACTATTATGAATTCTTGGGCATTCGTACAACTTTTTATATTGTAAACATAATTTAACATTTTGATAAATACTACAATAGGAGTTTATCATTATGAGATTAGACAGTTTTACACATAAAGAAGTACCAGCAGATACAATTTTAAAAGAAATAGGCGTACCTAAAGACGAGCGAGAAGTTATATTAGAATTCTTGCCACTAATACCTGTTGCTTTATGGGCCGGTGGTGCGGCATGGACTGCCTATGATACATATCAAGCTAAAAAACAATTAGATGCAGGTAAAATAACACAAGCTCAATTTGCCGCTAGAGTAGGTACAGATGTAGCAATTGGTGTTGCAGGCGGTGTACTAGGTAAAATAGCTGGTAAAGGCTTTAAAGTAGGTAAAGAAATCTACAAAAGTAAAAAAGCAGCCAGGGCAGCTCAAAAGAAAACTGCTGATATTCCAACTCCCAAAGATGCAGCAATCCCCCCAACAGGTATCAATGTAGTAGCAAATGCAGCCACAGATACTGCAACAGCTTCATCTAAAAAAGTTGTACAAACTGCAAATCCAGGTGATACTATAAAAACTGCCAAAGGCGAATTCCTTGCAGGTGTAGATGGTAAAGCAACTACAACTAGAGTAAGTGCTCCTAACGCCTCAGCAGTCAAAGATCAAATATTAAAAATTGCTAATCCAGATTCATCTACTGCGGTAGCAGTAGTAAAACAAACAGATGATGCAGCCGAGATTGCGGCTAAAAGATCAGCTGCAACTACAGGTGGTGATGATTATGCACGTAACTATGTTAGAAATACTGCATTAGATAGAATGAAAGATTTACCAGCTGCAGGCCAAAAATCATTTATTAAATCTCTTGAAAAAGCACATCCTGGCATTGCAAAAGAATTAGGTGTTGATAATTTATTAGCACCAGCGGCTTCAGTGGCAACTAAGACTGCTACTAAAACTACTACACAAGGAATAACTAGAGCACAACGTAACGCTATATCAAACATGGATAACGTACCAACTTCAAGTGCAACAAGAAACTCTGCATCAGGAACAGGAGCTTCAGTGGTAGCGAAAACAGGTGATGATGTAGCATCAGCAGGTGCAAAGAAAGTTGATAATGTTACTCCAACTGGTACAGCACTAGCAAAAACAGGTGATGATGTAGCATCAGCAGGTGCAAAGAAAGTTGATAATGCTACTCCAACTGGTACAGCACTAGCAAAAACAGGTGATGATGTAGCAGCCGCGGCAGCAAAGAAAGCCGACGATGTTAAAGTTAAAGGTAAGGGCAAAGGCGACAAACCTGATAAACCTAATGCTAAACAAAAAGCTAAAGCAAGAATGCGTGGATACTTTAGTAACTTAAACAAAGGCAACTATTGGGACACAGATTTAACAGGTGTTGCACAAAAATATGGATCTTTCTAAATGCTTATTAATGAAGTACTTATATATGAAGAACGATTAAATGCAAAGCCTATCATTAGTCCTGCTATAACAACTCTCGACAAAGTATTCAAAGACAACAATCACGAAATGCGTATAGTAGGTGGTGCAGTAAGAGATATTGCATTAGGTAAATCACCCAAAGACATTGACTTTGCCACAGACGCTACTCCAGACGAAATGATGGCTATACTTGATAAAGCAGGTATTAGACACAAACCTACAGGATTAGAACACGGTACTATTACTGCAATCCTAAACAACGAACCATTTGAAATCACAACACTAAGAGCAGATACAGAAACTGATGGCAGACATGCCAAAGTAGAGTTTGTTAAAAGTTGGGAAGAAGATGCTAAACGCAGAGACTTAACATACAATGCTATGAGCATGGACATTGAAGGTAATGTTTATGACTACTTTGGCGGTATGGATGACTTACAAGATAAAGTAAGTAAGTTTGTTGGCGATGCAGAAGAAAGAATTACAGAAGATTATTTACGCATATTGCGTTACTTCCGTTTCCAAGGTAGACTATCAAAACCTACCTGGGATGGTGATACACTAGAAGCAATTACAAAACACGCCAAAGGACTATCCGGCATTAGTGCCGAGAGAATATGGGCAGAAATGGGCAAAGTACTTTCAGGACAGAATGTTGCAAGTGTAGTATCAATGATAGAAAAAACAGGTGTAAGCAAAGTTATTGGGTTATCCACTAACAATGTAAACAGTGTTAAAGACAAGAGTAACCCCGTCTTAGCGTTAGCACAATTGGATAATAGCGTAGATCTTGCTAAACGTTGGAAGTTTAGTAACAACGAAACAGAATTATTAAACTTTTTAGTTAAAAACAAAAACAATCCACTTGATCAAAAGAAAGTGGAAGATATGATTGCTGATGGAGTTGATAAAGACTTAATATCAGCACTAGCAACAATGCAAGGCAAAAAAGTAAACACTGATGCAGAAGTTCCAAACTTTCCTGTAACAGGAGCAGACTTAATTGCTAAAGGTATGAAGCCAGGACCAGAAATGGGTGCAACACTAAACAAATTAAAACAACAATGGAAAGCAAGTAACTTTACTGCTACAAAAAATGATTTATTAAAAGAAGATGCAGATTTATCCACTGAACGAGGTAGATTAGAATATTATCTAAAAAGGCCTATCCCAGAAGGAATGTTGGTTCGTTTATATAAATTAGGAAAATTCCATCAAGGAGCAGATCCATTAGCAGAGATAATTCCAGAACGTAATGGAGGATTTGCATTACATCCTGATAAATGGGAAAGCACATTTTACAGTTTAACAAACAAAGATTTTAAAAAGATAGGCTATTACAAACCTATTATAATAGAAGCACCAGCAAACATGATTGTTGCTGATATGGCCATTGCAAATCAATTTTATAGAACAGATGATCCTAACGAACGCAATAGACTTGCAAACGCATACAAAGACAGTATGGGTAAAGATGTTTCTAGTATGAAAATGCCAGAAGTTATTTTACCAAGTGTAACAATGGAAAGTTTATTTGAAGATTTAGATCCCAAATCAGAACTATATGTAGACATGGATGGAGTACTAGCAGACTTCTTTGGTGTATGGAATAAAATGATGGGTGTTAAACACTGGAAGGATATTCCAGACATAGATAAAGCATTACAAAAGATCAAAGACACAGATGACTTTTGGATTAACTTGCCAATGACACCTAATGGAAAAAGTTTGCTAAACGCAATTAAAAAATTTAAAGGAAAGTATAATATATTAAGTGCACCGCTTCCAGGTGATCCTAATTCAGAACCACAAAAACGTGCATGGATTAAAAAGCATTTAGGTATGTTCCCACCAGCAAAAATTATTATTGATCACAACAAAGCCGCATATGCCAAGCAAGCAGATGGAACTCCAAACGCATTAATTGATGACTTTGGAGAAAACATTAGTAAATGGCGCAGTGCAGGTGGTGTTGGAATACAACACAAAGATATAGAAGTAGGAGATACTATTTCTAAGTTAGCAAAAGAATTAGAAGATGGACAAGAACCAGTAGAAGAAAACTTTGCTGACGGTAAGAAAAAAGGCAAAAGCAGACCAGGGCGTGTAAAACGTAGTGGTGCTAGTTGTAACGGTAGCGTAACAGAACTTAGAGCAAAAGCAAAAAAGGCAAGCGGTGAGAAAGCAAAAATGTATCACTGGTGTGCTAACATGAAAGGTGGCAAAAAGAAATGAGCAAACAAAATTTAACAAAAGAAGAACTTAAACATTATATTAAAAAACACAAAGAACACGAAGCAAACAAAACAAGTACAAACAAAAGAAATAAATACTGGAAAGAATACTTTATACCTACTAGAACAGAAACTAGTTTTAATATGAATAACTTTTGATATAAAATTAGGAAATAAAAAATGAAAATAGATGATATCATAAATGAAAGAATAACAAGACCAGAAGAGCTTAAAGATAACGATCCGTCTTTATGGAAAATACTTAAAAAAATGTTCACATCAAATAATTTAGGTACTGATGATAGAAAATCTAGACGAAATAAACTAGATGATATTGAAACACGCAGAGCTCAAAGAATTAGACAACGTGATAAGGTTGATAAAAGAATTAGAAGAGACAATGCAGAAAAACAAGATCGAGTAGACAGAGAATTAAACAAAAGAGAAAAAGCGAGATGGGATGGTGAAGACGAAATTGCTGATAAGATAGCACAAGAGTTGTTTGGAAAAAATGCTCACGAGCTTGGTGATTTAGATCGTGCAAATGTTATTAGAACTTCCAGGCATGTTGTAGACCATGTAAGAAGATTTGGTACAAAGGTCTTCGATGATCCAAATTATGTAGCTGACTTTAAGAAAAAGTATCCACAAGGTTTAATCCCAGCGATTGGAAAAAACTTAGATGGCACTGATGCAGAACCAGATTATAGTTATTTGAATCCAAAAAAGAGAGGGCAAAAATACAGCCATCCAGCATTTAGTTTTAGATTTGACCAACCAGCGCCTGATGGAACAGGGCTTGCAACCTATCAAGGGTATGCATCTGCAACAGGTGACGGCTATGCAACACCTAACCATGTTAAACATGATCTAGGTATAGAATTTGAACCAAGATCAACAATTTATAGATCAAATACTAATTATGCAAATAGTGAAAGAGATGAAAGAATTGCCACTGGAAAAGCCAATATTAAAAATATAGAAATACAAAATAGAATTAATAAAGCAACAACAGATACTCCTACTGATAACACTCAGAAGAAATTTGCAAAGGATATTATGCAGAATAATACAGGTGATAATCAAAAGAAATGAATGTAAGCAAAGAAAACATTTGGCATTTTACTTGTGATTACTGTCAAGGTTTTTGGAGTGTTGCAACAATGGATGATTGGAAACCAAAAGAGTTATACTGTACACATTGTGGAAAGCTAAATAAATATGACAATGGAAAATTTAGTGCCGCAAAGTTTAAAAAAGAAGAATGGTGTTCATGTGGACACAGAATTATAGATTGCGATTGCAAGCCAGGATGCGAATGTGGATGCAATAAACAATACTTAGGATCATACTAATGAAAGCAAATGAATTTATAAAATTATTAAAAGAAGAATATGATATAGGTCAAGATGAATTCCAAGAAGCATATTCTGATGAGATAGTTACAGTGGTAACCAATGTCTGGAAAAGAAAATACCCAGATGTTGAATTACATAACCCAGAAGATGAGTTTGGGGCTGGCCATACATTTGAAACAAAAACACCGTCACCTGAAAAGGGTGGGTTTACATTAAGTTTTGGTTCTCAATTATATCACACCGAAGATGTACATGAATCACCTGAGAACCTGTTTTATATAGTTGTCTCAAATGCGTATTCAGGCAACTTCAAAGGTGTTGTACTAGACATGTTAGAGAGTGTATATAAACTTATGGAAAGCAAACTACAAGAGTATGCACCTGGATCTAATAGATCTGAATTTAAAAGAATGATTGGCATTCATCATAATAGAAATCTAGAAGCATGGTCACATATTGCAACAAAACTAGGTGCAGTTGAAGAACCAAGGGGACGCGACGAATGAAAATGGACGACATATACAAATTAAAATATCTAGCAGGTATAACTGATAAACAAGGAAATACACTAGGTGAGAAAGCACCAGAAGGAAGTAATATTAGTATTACTGGATCTGAAAAAGCACGAATTCAACGTGAAAAGAAAATACAGCCCGGAACAGATGCATGGTTTAAACTTTGGTTTGCCAAGCCTAGGTTAACAGGCGAAAAACCAACAGGAAAATAACATGGGAACAGAATTAATTATATTGTTTGCTTTAATGTGCAAACACGCAGTAGCCGATCTAGCCGTACAGTCATTTAGAGTACCATCTAAAAAGAGGCTTTGGTTAAACAAAGGATTACATTTACATGCAATGGATCATGCAGTATTAACATTTTTAGTATTGTTATTCTGGGTTAATCCTTGGTTAGCATTGGGTTATGCACTAATTGATTATGTTGCACACTGGCACATAGACTGGGCTAAATCAAATATATTATGGATATTTGGAATATCCAGAGAAGGCAAGGGGTTTTGGCGTCTACAGACAGTAGACCAAATACTACATTATGCTACATATATGTTTATAGTATCATTAATGGTGTAAGAAGGATAAATAGTTGTATGAGAATAAATGAAATAGATTGTTGGGATGGTTACAAAAAAGATGGAACTAAACCCGGCACAGGAAAAAACAAAGGTAAGCGTGTAAACAATTGCGTCAAAGAAGACGAAGTTACACTAGATGAATCACAAGATTTCCATGAAGAGTTTGGATATCTAGGATACAGTATTGACGAAAGTGATCTTTTTGAAGCGGAATATCAAGGACGAAAAGTTAAACTAAACAAACCAATGCGTGGTGATGTTAAAAAGTTTAAAGTATATGTCAAGGACCCTAAGACTGGAAACGTTAAGAAAGTAAACTTTGGACATGGTGGAACAAGTGCTAAATCAAAAGGTGAAAAGACTATGAAAATTCGTAAGTCTAATCCTAAAGCTCGCAAGAGTTTCCGTGCAAGACATAACTGTGATAATCCTGGACCTAAAACAAAAGCTCGTTACTGGTCATGCAGGAAGTGGTGATTCTAGATGAGAATAACTGAAGTAGACAAAGGTTTAACACAAAGTGAACTGGATCAATTAGAAGTTTTTGCAGATAGATTATTTGCGAAAGTAGGTATTGATGTAGAGTTTACCCGTCACTTCTTAGATCGTGTAAATGACGAACGCAATGTAAAACAAATCACAGCAAGCGAACTCACGAGATTATTTAAACAAGAATACAAACGTTGGGGCAAACCTATTGCACAAATGGGCCCAGACGCAGAAGCAGTACTAAAAGACTTAGCAACAGACGTAAACATACCATTTGCTTTACGTTGGGATAAAGAAAACAACGAATTAGATCTTATCGCTAAAACAGTAATGCGTAAGAAAAATTTTAAAACATCTAACAAAGAGTTTGAAATACAATCAGCTGATTACTCGTTAGATAATATACAACACAAAAAAGTATTTGAATCAATAAAACAACTTAACGAAGCAGGCCCGGCAGCATTGGCAGTACCAGTTGGTATTGCGGCATGGAATGCCTATGTATATTCCAGATATGCTCAAGCAGCCTGGTTTACCGCAAAATTTACTGCAACAACAGCCGCAGCATATATTGTTGCTAATAAATCTGATTTTGGCTGGCTTGAACGAAAGATGGCTTCATCGGCTATTCTTGCATATCAACTATGGGACAAAGTTAGAGGCGTACAAGATATGAGCAGTGTTCAGTGGAGAGACACTAATGCATCAGCAATGGCAGCCGGACAACAAGGAGCTGAAAATCCATTAGGTCCTAGGCCAACTGCAGATATGAACGGTGATCCATATGGTATTATAAATGCTAGACAACAAGTAGCCGCAGGACAGTTAGGTGCACAAGCACGTTTAGATTTAGCGTTAGCAGATTTGGCTGCTGATCAAAAAGCATGGGATATTGAATCTAATAAAAATCAAGACAAGGACGCAAGCAACGGCGCAATGGCATCAGGTCAAACAGGTGCTACTTTAACACAATTAACATTAGATGCTAGTGAACAATTAAATGGAGAGCTAGCCGCAGGTGTAAATGAATTAACTGCAAATGCAAATATAGAAACTGAAATAGATAACGAAGAATTAGATAAAATAGCAATAGCAACTGCTGATGCTCAAAATTTAGTAAGTGATAATAATCTTATAAAACTAGCAACTACAATAACACAAGCAAAACAAAACGATGATAGTGATGCACAACTTATTTCATTAGCAACTAACATTGCAACAGCCCAACAGGCAGCAGACAAAGTAACTGCACAAAATACAGCCAGTGATGCTAAACTAATTGCACTTGGACAACAAGTAGCACAACAACAAGCAGATAAGTTAGCAACAGAATTAAGTGATGCAAAATTAATTGCACTTGGACAACAAGTAGCACAACAACAGTCAGATGCTAGAGCAACAGAATTAAGTGATGCAAAATTAATTGCACTTGGACAACAAGTAGCACAACAAAAAGCAAATGCGGCTGCAAATGCAGTCAGTGATGCTAAACTAATTGCACTTGGACAACAAGTAGCACAACAACAAGCAGATGCTAAAGCAACTGCACAAAATACAGCCAGTGATGCTAAACTAATTGCACTTGGACAACAAGTAGCACAACAAAAAATAGATACACAGAATGCAACCAGTGATGCTAAACTAATTGCACTTGGACAACAAGTAGCACAACAACAAGCAGATGCTAAAGCAACTGCACAAAATACAGCCAGTGATGCTAAACTAATTGCACTTGGACAAGCATATGCAGATGCTAAATCAGATGCTAAAGCAACTGCACAAAACCAGGCAAGTGATGCCAAACTAATTGCGTTAGCAAAAGCAGTAAGTGATGTAAATGATGTTGAACTTAATGTTCCAGCAGATGATGGCATAGGAAAAGACATAGATATTACAATACCAGACACAGGCACTATTACAAGACCTGATGCACTTGATTTACCAGGTGCAGGAACAACAACTGGTGGCATAGATACAACTGGTGCTACAGCACAAGGAAATGCAGCGGCGGCGGCAGCGGCGGCACTAGCAACGGCAAAAGAAAAAGCAATTGCAACTGCTAAAGCAAATACTAAAAATAATAACACCGGTAAAAAGAAAACTAAGAAATTTGATTGGGGATTCGGAGATGGTGATTATTGGGATACAGATCTATATAGATGGCAACAAAAATATGGAACATTTGAAAATCAAAACCTAATTAAAAAATATTTTATGATTAATGAAGGTGGAGCAATGCCAGGCGTTGGTGCTATTCATATTGATGAGATTACTCCAACATTACAAGCATTAGAAAAGTCAATAGGTGTTGACTTAATGAACAACACATTGGGTAGTGTAGGTAAAAGACAATTCAGTGGAGACATTGATGTAGCACTACAAATACAACCAGAAGAATTACCAGCATTTATAGAAGAACTTAAAAAGAATCCACTAGTACTAGACATTGCTAAAAGCAGTGTTATTATGACAAAAGTTAAAATTATGGACTTTGATCAATCTAAGTCAGACGGGAGACCTCGTACAGGATTTGTACAAGTAGACTTTATGCCAGGCGACCCAGGTTGGATGAAAACTTATTATCACTCACCAAGTGAAACAGAATCAAAATACAAAGGCGTATATCGTAACATTATGATTGCTACATTGGCAGCAGTACACAACAGAGATCAAAGTGATGCTAAATTAGATGACGGTAGAGCTATGGAAGAAAGACGCTTTATGTGGAGTCCAACTGAAGGATTGTTGCGTGTACAACGTACACCTGTTCCTAAGAAAAGTGGCGAAGGTTACACTAAAAAGAATAAAAATGAAACAATAGACGGTCCTTGGAAACAACCAGATGAGATTGCAACACAACTAGGTCTAGACAGTGGAAAAGATTTAAACAGTTTTGAATCATTACTAGCCGCAGTTAAAAAGAATTGGACCAAAGAAAAATTACAATATGTTATAGATGGATTCAAGCAAAACAATGTTGTACAAGACATTGGCGTGCCTGAGGAATTAGACGATGTTAATTAACGAAATAACAAAAGCGAATCTAAATGAAAGTAATGTTATTAGAGATGTTGCTAAAGAACTTAATATACCATTTGCAATAGCTATGGAACTTTCTAATAAAGAAAGTTCTCAAGGTCAGTTTGATAAAGATGGTAATACTATTGTAGGTGATAAAAACTTAAAAAATAAAGCATATGGAATGTCTCAGGTTAGATTGCCTGCATTAAAAGATGTCAATAGGTTATATGGAACAAACTATTCATTAGATGATATAAAAAATGATGCAAATATAAATGCTAAGGTAGGATTATTGTATTTTAAAGCACAAGGTGATTTTTATGGTGCAACAGATTATATAGAACAACTTAGAGGATATAACGGCGGTCCTAACGCAATTAAAGGTGATGTAGCATCAGCAAATAGTTATGCAAATGATATTTTTGATAAAGCAGTGATGAATTACAATGGCGCAGATGCGTTAGAAAACTTTGGGCTAAACGAAGCTAGTCCTTGGGAATTACTTAAAAGAAAAGTAACACCAGTAGTACAAAAAGACAAATACCAACGTGTTGCAGAAAAGCTACATGCAATGTTATTACGCAAACAAAAAGAAAACGGCGGTGTATTTAGACATGCACTAGGCTGGTACACATATAACATTGGTACTTCATATATAGGCATTGATCATAAAGTTCTTCATCAATATTACTTAGATAATTTTGATGCAGTTGTTGATTAATACACTTGACAATCACTCCCTTTATAATGTATAATGTAGGCTAAGAGGAACCTATGACAGACAAATATTGCGTATATACAAACAATTTTACATTCGTTGACAATGACGGATATGTAGCATTGTGTTGTAAAAATCTAAAGAACAAACTTTCACAATATCATATCAAAGACTACAAATTAAGTGAAATTTGGAACAGTCCAGAAATGCATAGTGTTAGGGCAGAAATTGCCTCAGGTGGAGAACCCAATGGTTGTTTTAAATGCTATGATCCTGAAAGAGATGGAGTGCGTAGTTTCAGACAAAAAGCACTAGGCATGATTAACAATGGTGTTCCATTTCAAGATGAAAAAATACACGCACTTGATCTTAGATTAGGTAATGTGTGTAATTTATCTTGTGTAATGTGTTTTGCTGGTAACAGTAATAAAATATTACATCAACACAAATCAATGGCAAAGCATTTTAATTGGAAAGAAGGTCGCTTAGAAAAAGAAGCAGAAAAATATCACAAAAGCAATTACGATTGGAGTGATGATCCACAAGCATGGGATAATATTATTTCAAGTGTAGATAAGAATTTAAAACATGTATACTTAGCAGGCGGTGAGCCTTTTTATCTTAAAAACTTTCCTACTACAGTAGAACGATTAGGCAGTTTGGCTCCGGGTGCTAATTTTGTTATTAATACAAATGGCACAAGACTACTAAGAGAAAAAGACTTAAAACAATTAAAAACAGTAGAAAATGTATTCCTAAGATTTAGTGTAGATGGTTGGGGTGCCGCTGATGAGTGGACTAGGCAAGATACAGTATGGGAAGAAAAACTACAAGTAATGGATCAATACTATAATCATTTTAAATTAGCTGTATGGGATATTACTGCTAACAGTTTAAGTGTAAGACACATACCTAAACTTATTACACATTTATGGAATAATTATCCAAATGCAAAAGTACAAATACGACCAGTTGTTAATAAGACAGAAGTACTGATGGAAAACATTCCTGATAGATTTAAAAAAGAAAGTTTAGCATTTTTTGAAAAACATAAAAATAAACTAGAAGGTGTTGATCATGTTATAAATGAAATGCGTAAACCATTTAACAACGATATGAAACGTAAACACACAGTAAGACATTTTGTAAACTATTACGATACGCATGGTGTAGTTACATTAGAAAGTTTTGATCCTGAACTAGCAGAATGGATTAATAGTGATGCAGAAGAATAGTTTTTGTACAATTCCTTGGATACATGCCGCTACTAAAACAAATGGATCTAGCAGAGTATGTTGTTTAATGAGTAATAGCTCTGGCGGAGAAACAGGGCATAACTTTAAACAACACAGTGTAGAAGAAATTCACAATAGCGAGTTTTCACGTAAAATACGTAAGCAATTTTTAGCAGGCGAGAAACCAACAGAGTGTAATACATGTTGGGTTAAAGAAGATAATGGTGGTTACAGTAGGCGTACATTTACAAATAAGATTTATAAACACTTTGACTACGATAAAGCAGTACAAGTAACAAAATCAGATGGTAGCACAACACAGATGCCAGTATATTGGGATTTAAGGTTTGGTAACTTATGCAATTTAAAATGTGTAATGTGCGGACCTCAAAGTAGTAGTATGTGGTACAAAGACTGGGCGAAAGTTCACTCCACTGATCATTTTTACGACAGCGGTACAAAAATTGACATTTCGGACGGAAACAAACAAAATAGGAAAGATCGTGAATCGGATTATGATTGGTGGGAAAGTGAACACTTTTGGGAACAGTTAGATAAGCACAAGGAACAACTACAACATGTTTACTTAGTAGGTGGTGAGCCTATGTTAGTAGAGCCTCATTACAAATTTTTGCAAAAGCTAATAGACAGTGATATAAGTAAAAATGTAGTGTTAGAGTACGATACGAATATCACAAATGTACATCAACGTGCAATTGATCAATGGAAGCATTTTAAAAAACTAATGCTTAGATGTAGTATAGATGATTTTGGTGAGCAAAATGATTATATACGTTTTCCTAGTAAATGGTATAAACTAAATGAAAATATAGAACAAATTAATGCATTACTACCTGATACAGAAATAGAAATAAGTATCACATGGCAAATGCTTAATGCATTTACAGTATTAAACTTATTAGATCATTTTAAACAGTATCATATTAATATAAGAATATTATCTATTCCTGATCATTTAGATGCAAAGCATTTACCAAAGCAGGCAAAATTAGATATTATAAATATGTATACTAATTCAGTACATAAAGATAAGCTATCCCATTTAATAAACTATCTGAACAATACGTTAGATTATGATAGCAATCCATATGATTGTATAGTTTTCTTAGAAAAATTAGATGAAATACGAGGTACAGACTGGAAAAAAACGTTTATTGAATTACATAAATCGATAAATACTTAAAACAGAGGTATACTATGAAAATAAATGATATAACAAATGAAAACAGTGGTGTCAAGAGAGTCAATACAGGCATTGATATGAAAGCTGAACTGGCTAAACGAGCTGCACAAATATCTTCGCCAGGAACTAATCCAACCTTAAACACTAGAACAAATGTTACTAGAAATAGCAATTCAGGTACAGGTACCACACATAAAACATTTAGTAAGTATATATCTAAAACAGGCGACTTAGGTGGAACATCATTAAGTAAAGTAAACAATATAAAAAAATCAGCAACTGGAGCCACAGGCACTAGCACAAAACGATTTGTTAGACCAGGTGGAGCAGGAACACAAAGCGTAACAGATGTTGCTACTGGACAAACAACTAATACCAAGTTTCAACTAAAAGGACCACAAAGTTGGGCATATGATAAACCAAAACTAAATGCTTCTAAGAAAATAAAAGAAGATGGCGTTATAGTTCCAGGTGTTAATACTACAGTAGATGTTAAGCCAGGGCAAACTGAAAAAGAAGCAGCCAAGTTTTTTGGAAAAGGCAAACCAGCAGAATTACACAAAAAAGCACGTAAGAACAGTAATGCACATAACTTATATAATTTAGGATTAGTATCTGAAAATAAGAAAAAAGATGATAAGCCAAGTGACATTGAAGGCTTTGATCCGCAAACTGCAATGGATATTAAAAAACTAAAAGCAAAATATCCACACGCTGATAATATAATGTCAGCACTAATGGCTCAAACAAGTCAAACTTTACAAAACCAATACAAGGGTGATCAACGCAGAGACGAACAAGACAAAAAACAAGTTGAGCAAGATAAAAAGCATAATACAAGATTCCGAGAGCTTGAACAGAGAATATGGAATATAGTTATGAAAAACGATCTCAAAGAGGGTAAAAAATAAACTATGATAGTCTATATTGTACAAATGGAAAAGTCAAAAACAGCTGATCCTGATGCAGTAGATTATAAAGACGTTGATGAACCTCATAGATATGTAGCAGGAGTTTTTAGCGATTATAAGCAGGCTCACAAAGCAGGTAAGGCAGAAGTAAAATGGCGTCATGGTAGATATGACTATTGTGTACATGATCATGTATTAGATCATATCAATAAGACTAAAATAAAATATAAAATATGTGAAACAAACCCATATGGAGAACTTTCACCAGATTATAAAATAATTAATATCAAAGAACATATAAACAAATGAAAAGAGATTACGATAAGTTAATGGATTCAAGAATGGATTCTACCGAAGACCAATTTAAGCAATTAAATCTACTATTACACAAAATTAATGTAATGGGAAATTGGCATCAGCGTCATGACATAGTTGACATGTCATTCAAAGCAAAAAAACTAGTCGAAAGCCTAGAAGAGAAATTTAACCTATAATGAAAATAAAAGATATATTAAAGTTACCTAAAATAGAAATAGGCGATGAAATACTTGTAGGAAAATTTAAAAATCGTAAAGCAGTAGTTACTGGCTTTACAACAGATGAAAACAACCAGCCAGTGTTAAAAACAACCAAAGGCGATCAGAAATTATTCAAACCAAGAATAGTTAAATTAATGGATAAGTAATATGAAGATAGAGCTGAAACGCTTTCGTCCGTCTCAGATCTTCCAGTTAAGAAGTATACTAACAAAAGAAACTGCTGAACTATGTTATTTAGAATGGCCTTTTACAAAAGAGGTTGCAGAATCTTTCATTTCCAACTATAATACATGGGGTATATGGATTAACGGAGGAATACTGGTAGGTGCAGTAGAAGTTAAAGAAGATTTTGAAACAGCATACTTTGTAAATGAGAAGTATAGAAATATGGGTATAGCAACAAAGGCTGTAACAATGTGTAAGGAAGCACTTGCAGACAAACAACTTTGGTGTGTTATTAACCCTAATAATAAAGCAAGTTTAAAGGTAGCTAATAATGTAAATTTAAGAGTAAGTTTTATTAGTTAAATACAGTTATGTCAAGTAAGAAATTTAATAAAGAAGAACTAAAAGATACACATGGTCCTATGAACAGTGTAGCAAAAGATGATGCATTAGTTTGGGCAGGAGCACCAGATGTAAAACATTTAAGTAAATTAGAACCACACAAACGCAGAGAAGTTATTGCTAAAAAACAAAAAGCAAAAACTAGTAGTAAAAAACATGATAGAAATTTAGGTAAGCAAATACTTAAAAACCTAGAGGAGTAAAATATGGACTATTCAAAAGTAGACAAAGACGGAAAAAAATTAACATCAATAGTAGAACCTGCTAATCAAAAGTACCAGGCAGGATATTATGATTACTGGTTAGAAGATCCTTCAAAATACGAACCAACAGAAGAAGATATTAAATGTGAATTGCAATTATCAGCATTAAGTACTGTTGAGCCTTTAAAGTGGGAAATTGACTTAGGATGGTTTAGAAAAGAAATAAAAGCATATGATGATAAATGGGTTCCATATTTACGCAGAGAAGGTGTAGTAAACAACAGAGAAGGCCTATGTTTAGTAGGACTACCAGGAGATAATCCTTGGGATAGTTTAAGTATGCCAGAAGCAATAAAAAGATCTGGACGAATGCTTACTGAATTAGATTTTAATGAACCTACACAGTTATACAAAGACTGTAAAAGTTTGCATCCACTATTAGACTATTGGAAGCCACTAGGGCGTACAATTATTGTTAACAGCGGTGCAGGCGGCTGGTTCCCACCACACAAAGATCAGCCTATGCTGACAAGAAATACATTTAGAGTATGTGCATTTGTGTCAAAAAATGTAGGACATGATGCATACGAATGGGTATCAGACGGGCATACTTGGCCTGTTAAATCGGGCGGTGTATACTACATAGACACACGTAAAACACATAGAACACACAGTTGGAAGCCAGATAGCATGCATTTAGTAATGAATATACCCAAAACATGGGAAAATGTCATGAAGCTAATGAGTGCCACACTCAATTACTAAAGGTTTCTAATCGAATTAGATAAATACTTGTATGAAGATTACGGACATAATAACCGAAGATGCAGACGCAGGAAGTACAATGGCAGGTAATATTGCTAGTGTTTCTTTTCCTATGACGCCCGGAACTAAGAAAAAAGACGCTCGTAAGGCAGTTGATCCTAACGGATACTTAGGTAATGGTAAACGTAAAAAGCAAAGCGTAGGTTATAATGAAGAAGTAAAGGTTATAAGAAGATGAGAGCAGACCAATTAGAAAGCATTTATGCAAAAAACAGAGACGAGCCTATGAATCCTGAAGTATTAGTACAAGGATGGGGTAGACTTGATCTTAAGTCTTTAGAAACTAAAGTAGTAAGAATGTTTCATGAGATTGCAGAAATGGGCGAAAAAGGTAATTGGGAAAATGTTGAATACAATCTAAACAAGGGTTTAGTACAATCATTTATAAAAGCCATCAATGAAACCTATGAAGAATTAGAAACAATTAGAAAACGCGGCGGTACGAACAGTCGTGGCATTGAAAAAAGGTAACGACTATGGATACAAAGCACCCAACATATATAAAAATTAATAATACTTTTGATCGTGTTATGGACGAAATTAGCAAATTTGAAAAAGTATTTCAACCAGGAGGCAAGCTAGAGCAAGCCATCCTAGAAATTGATGGAGACCCATCATATTTAAAAGACTTAGCAACAGCACTTGAAGAAACATACGAGGTTTTACAAGAAGCACACTACGGTACATTAGGTCACGTAGTAGATGAGCAACTAAGCAAAAAGAAAAAAATTACACCAAGCACACCAGTTGATATGGTAGCAGAAGGCGTACTAGATGGCGCAGACGAAGATGGATTTATGGCTCGTAGCCAATTATACTTCCTAGCCAGAGATGCAATTAAATTACACGGTATTGTAAAAGACCAAGATGATTTAGCACCATGGGTTTCAAGTAAAATTGCACAAGCTTCAAAGGATATGGATTCAGTTCGTCGTTACACTGAATACAATGCCATGAAAGCTGAAATCGAACCAGAAGCACATACACACGAAATGCCACAAGAGATGCCACAAGAGATGCCACAAGAGATGAATGAAGGTACTATGATTGGCGGACTAATGAAATATGATGGTCAACCAGAAGGCGAATATGCAGACGCAGTAGCAAGATATAAAGAGTTTATGTCTCAACCTCGTCCACCAAGTGAAGCAACAACTGATATGGTACAAGGCTTTATATTTGACGATGAGTTATTAGATAGCCTAGGCGAAGCCGAAGATGGTAATGATGTACTTGACGTTAGATACATTGTTCAAAGCAGACTAGAAGATTTCTTTGGTCCAGACTTTGAACTAGGCGAAAGTGTTTATGAAGCAAAAGCAGAAATGTGCCCAGAAGCATGTTGTGGAAAGCCTATAACAGAATGCAAATGTGGACCAGATTGCGAACACTGTGATTGCCATTCAAAGAACTCAGCAATGAACGAAGGTATGGAATTTGATGAAAAACGCAATGATGATTTACAAGTTATAGCAAAAGACATGTTTAAGCATGCATTAGCAAACGCTAAGAAAAAGGTGAAATAATTATGTTTACTAAAGCCGATTTTGAAAAGAACGAAGATAATAATTATCATACAGAAAATGGTATTGAAATGGCAAAACATTTTGGTACTGAAGATGAACAAAAATTAATGTTACAAATTCAAAAAGATCATTATGCTCGTGGGCATATTAATCCAGATGAAATTGAAGCACGTTCAGGTATCGTTAAAAAATATTGGCATATGTTAGAAAGTATTAGTGAAGGTGTTAGCGATGATGAAATTGCAAAACATTACAGAATGTTAAAACTTCCAAGCATGAAGTCATGGGAAAAACTAGTTAAAATGGGCCTTCCTAAACAAAAGGCTAATGAAGACGAAGGCTCAGGACATGATAGACAATATTATAGAGATCTAGACAAAGGCCAACTTAATCATACTAAATCAATGTTAATGAAAACTGCAGCTCAATTAGAAGTAGCAATTAATCAAAGATCAAAATTCAGTAGAGAATTAATGGGAAATGGCGATAAAGCCGGTACAGGCGATCTGTATAATATGTTAGACAAACTCAACAAATTAATTGAAGAGTGGGATAACGAAACAGAATTATACGGAATGTAGGAGAGCTATTATGAGATTAAGCAATTTAGAAGAAGGATCATACAACAATGCTCCAGAGCCAAAGAAAATGCAAGTAACAGTTGCTGATAAAAAAGCTAACACTGAAGCATGGAAACGTTATCAAGCAGGCGACTCAAGATACGAATTTAAAAATCCAACAACCGAAGCTGAACAAGAAAAAGCATTTTTAAGAAGAATGCAACCAGGACAACCAGACATTATAGAAGATGCTAAAGGCAGAGATGAAAGTGTAAAAAACATTGACGAGATTTTAGTAAAAATGGGTGCTGATGCTCCAAGCGATATCATTGCTGATATTATGCATTGGATTGATGCACACCCAGGTGAAAACTTAGAAGACTTAATA